AGACGCTTGGGGTGTGTCGGGTCCACCTGACGGGTTCTGTTCGTAAGACGTACAGCACAGACACTTGTGTGCGCCCTCGTGATCCTTAATACGGAAGCACGTGTGCCGGTTCTTGTTTTCTCCCGGTCCCGGCCCGTCCCATACGAAACGACACAGCTCTCCCAATCCATGCGACATCAGTAGTGGTCCTCTCGCTCGAACTGATCTGCCAGTTCGCTATCGGTTCGGAAGTCCGTGCACTCGTAGTCGCCACACAGCAACACACGACGGACGGGCGGGAGACCGGCGAACGACTGCGGCATCATCACTGTGGTGCACATGGCAACTCCTTTGGCATCATGTCTCCTGCATCTCCGCTTCGAGGGTGCGGACCTTGAACCCCTCCACCACATTGATACGGGCTTCGGGAGTACACCCCGCCGCTTCTGCTGTTTCGATGAACTGCTTCAGCTCTTTCAGGTTCATCGTCTTCTTGTCGAACTTCCGCGAAACCTTCATCAGAGGTCCACGTTCATCGCTGCGGACAGACCGGCCTTCATGAGCAAGCCGGTAAGGCGGGATGCTTGGCCGGGTGACATCGAGTACACCGTGCCGTCGATGTCCAGGGTCACGGTGTCGTTGTGCACCTCGACCTTGTACTTGCCGACCTTGTTAGTCATCGTGTCCTGTTCCTTCTCGAAGACGAGCCCTTTGTATCCGCAGTTTCGGCAAGTGTTTCTCTCGCCGGGGACTTGCGGTTCCCAGTGATGCCCGCCGTCTCCCAGGCATTGCAAATGTTCCATCGTCATCGGTTCTTCCGCTCCTCTCGTTGCCGTGCACGTTCTTCCCGTGCCGCTTCCATTCTGTCCCGCCGTTCGTTCTCCTGGTCGAACTTCGACAAGGTTCGCTGCTCATTGGCAGGGACGTGGTGAATGTTCTTCTCGTTCGTGACCTTGGTCTTGCGATCCGCTCCACTCTTGGAACTCCCGAACGCGGGATGGAATGGCATCGAGGTCATGTGTTGCTCCTAGTTATGTGTGTTGGCAAAGTAACGGGCCGCATCGATCAGCTTAGTGATCCCGTCCTCTGTTAACCACTGCTGGTACCTGTCCAGGGCGTCTAAGGTGCAATCAGTCCCGCGTACCAGGGGTTCATACCGTGTAGCTCCGTTCGTCTCGACCCATCGACTTCATGGTTCGCAGTACCTCGTCAACAGGGTTGGGTTCTGCTGATCCCGGCAAACGAACAGTGTCGAGGGCAACATCACCGCCTAGCGCCGCATACCCCGCTAGATCAACCCATGAGTCTTCGTGGTTCGGACTGGTTACCAGCCGCGCCATCTTCAGTGCGGCGAGACACAGGGCTACCTGTTGCGGGGTCACTTCATCCACGCCGAGCAATGGTGCCCATAGACGTGCGATGCGATCGAAGTTCTCCTTGGCATCCCCGTAATCGTCTGCACGCTGTCCGCATACCAACTCTTTCGCGGTGTCTAAGACTTCTGACTTATCCATTGCTGTCTGCCTTCTCGTCGACACGCACCCACTGCCGTGCAGCTTCGTCGTACTCCCACTCAACTCCGTTGGTGTCACGAAACGTTGCGGGTGTTTCCTTGTTCTCGTTCGGCTCCATGCCATTCACCTTTCAATCGTTACGTACGTACAGCTTTGGTAATCCCACACACAGTCGCCCATCTCTGCACAGACCGGCAGGGGATAAACCCGTGCGCACTCCGTGGGGTCTGCCGTGTCGTGCACTTCATCGGCTACCCAGTACACGAGGCCAGTAGTGATCAGGGCAAGCGTTGAGAGGGCGGCAATTACTACCCGCACCTTCTTCAGGTTGCGCGCTGTCTGATCATCGTCGAGCATGCGTAACCCATTCAGTTGTGTCATCAGTTGGTGCCCTGTCGACCCTCGTTCCGCCTGCATCGATCACACACCCCCTTGGCACTGACTGACGTGAAGTGCCCACAACTCCCGCAGCGTTCGATCTGGGGCGTGTTTCGCCCCTGCTCACGCGGCCTCGTTGGGGCGCACGTTCGTTGTCTTTCGTCCATCCAGTTCATATGCCCTGCCTCTTTCGCTGTTCCAGTAACGGTGTGCACGTGAACCTCTTGGCCCACCACATTCACACGTATCGGGTTTCTTCACTCCCTGGGAGAACCAGTGCGGATGGTTCTTGTGCATGAACTCCCGCTTGCATTCCGCACATCGCCCCATGTGATCGGAAGACGGTGCGAACACGTGAACGACAACTCTCTTAGCCATGCAGATCAGGCCAGACGCTTACTCTGCGTCTGTGTCCATTCCTTCCTCATCTTCCCAATCCTCATCACCGTCGTCTTCTTCACCATCGGCTTCTCCTTCTTCTGTTTCGGTATGTGCGGTCGCTTCGATCGCCTCTTGCTGTGCGTCTGCCAGATCGGAGGGGATGTCGTTCTCTTCCACCTCGGCATCCACGATGGTCACGGCGTCTAGAACCTCCTTGGGCAACAGACCCGCTTCGTTCATAGCCGCGAAGACGTCACCAAGACGCTCTGCATCGTCACGTGCCAATTCGTTAGACACGTTCACGATGGAGACGTTGGTATCACCGCCACCGATGTTGTTGATGTCGATCCGCTGGGAGTCAGTACCAAGTGCCTTCATGCCGATGGACTGGAACCTCTCTGCCGCACCGGCCAACCCTTCCAGTTCCTGATACCGGATGGACGAGTACAGGTCTTCCTTCGGTACGGGCAAGCCTGATTGGAGGTCTGCGATTGCCTGATCGCGGAACTGCTTCTTGACCTGCATTTCCTGACCGATCTCTGCCATACGGCCAGCGACAAGGGACATACCGAGTTTCGCTACGTTGTAGGACTTCTCGTCGAAGTCAAGCGCGTTGGTCTCGATCTGTTCCGCCCGCTTCTTCATGCGTGCAAGTCGCGCTACGTTCTGTGCCGCCTCCTTGTGGGCAGTCCAACGTTCTGCTGCGGACCTCTTACGCATGCGGGGATACGGAACCCCATAGTCTTCCCCAAGGTCTTTGAGATTGGGCCATACCCGTTCGTCCTTGGTACCGGGTACAGGAACACCCTCGATGTAGTCCCGCCGAATCTTGTCCCACGGATACCGTTCCTGCCCCGATCTCCTACTTACCGGCTTTCCCGTCTTCCGATTGATTTTCTTCGGAACGAGTGGTGCGGGATTGGTCATGTCTTTGCCATCTCCTGTAACTGGGCTTCCCTGTGTTTCATACAAGGTACTCGGGGTGTTCCCCTTCAGTCCAGAAACGGCTGATGCAACTCCCTGCTACACCAGTTTTCCTGCTAGGCGACTTTGTGAGTGCGGTAAGGGTTCCACACGCTCCACCAGGGCTTGAACGGTCTCAGCCCCGTGTAGATGGGTGCTTCAGTGCCCCCTATGTACTCATCCACGCTCAGATCGATCCCATGCAGCTCCACCACGACACCTACTTCCCCGTGCTCCTGTGCGAACTCCTGGGCCACCTGTGCGAAACCTTCCCGCCTCTCCCTACGAAACTCTCCCCATTCCTCCACCAGGGTCATCTCTAGGGTTGCGTCCTTGAATCCCGCCCGATACCCGATGAGATACCCGATCCCAGACAGTGTCAGGCCGATGAGTGTCAACGCCGTCATTACTACGATGCAGTAGTTCATGTTCTTCTCCCGCGCTTTCCCCGAATCTGTAAACGAGGATGTGCTGTGGTCTACCCGCTCTTTCCGTCTCGTTTCGGTACGTAATTCCCGCACGTCAGATGGCGCATGGACATGCTGAGAGTGATCCTATCCCCAGGACTGACTGTGGAGTAGGTCTAGATTCCCGCCACACGGTCTACGAGGGCATATGGGTTGGGATTCCCCGCCGATAGGGTGATCGCCCCGCAGAATGGCACACAGGCACGAGTTCGACCCTGTCCTGGCCGCAGATACAACAAACCCCCGGCGGCTGTTGGGCTACCGAGGGTCTGCTGGTGACGTAAAGACTTCAGTGTCTTTTTATTTTCTTGCTCCCCGCCCGATCTCTGTCACGGGCGAGTGATGCTGAGTCTAGCGCTTAGGGGCCGGGTTGTCACAGGGATGCTTCTCGTGACAGTCCTTGCATCCGTCCGTCGCTTTGCGAATCTCCATCAACGAACCAGAGATTTCCTTTGCGATGGTCTCCATGCGATCCGTGATGAAGTGCTGGTTCGCTATCAGCCCCTTCAGCAACTGGACTTCGACAGTGTTCGTCTTCTGTCGTTCCTTAGCTTTACTCCACCAAGACATCGCTCGGCACCTCCCGTAGTTACGCTCCGCGCTTTGTTATGTGCGCTAGTACGTTCAAACTACACCGCGTAGAGGTCACAACGGACGTGGATTACCCACACTCGTTTTCTCGTTATCCGTAACGTAGAGCTGAATGTTCCCGTCGAAGATTTGGGCAAGCACCATCAGGTCGAAGAGAGTGCAGTGATGACCCGTGGAGTTGATCACGCACTGGATGACGTCAGACGCTTTGGAGTCTTGCGGAAGACTTAGCTCTTCCAGGATTTCGCTTCGGCGCTGCTCGACCGTTTTTTCGTCGGTCACGTTGGGATTCGTCATTGCTGCTCCTGTACTGGTTCATTGCGTTGGTCAACCGCTTCTCGCGAACGGCACGGATGTCACTGTTGAGCACTGCCCCTGCACGGATGACGCCCACCGCGTCGCTCTCCCATGCGTCGTCCCAACACTGCTGGAATACCGGGCAGTCCATACAGAGAGACCGCGCCACCCTTGCCTTGGCGCGGTTCTCATGTCTGCGGCGTTTGCGCTCGTCCTTGGTCGACTTGCGCTCGTTATCCAAGTCGAAGACTTCATGGAGGCCGTGGCACATCGCTTTGTCTTTCCACGAAACGACCTCTATGTCTTGCGTTTGCTGTATCACCAACGTGTTAGACAAAACCCCTTCAGGCTCGTCGTCACCGTCGACCAAGTTCAAGGCAGCCATGGTTCTCCTATTTTCACTTGTGAAGGCGTGTCATCTCGAAGCGGCAGTTGCCCTTCATGATGAGCAATGCGCCGTTGGTGAACTGGAATGCGTAAGCTCGCAAAACATCCCCTGCGTCCAGATACACGACAGAAGAGCAGCTGAGGAACCCGTCGTTAGAGATGGTGTCCTGCCATGCGATAGCCACAGAGTAAGAGGCATCCGGCACGCTATTTGTTGCCAGCGTCGAGTTCTTGGTGATGCACCCGATCTTTGACCCTGTGCTCGCCTTGTTTGCGAACTTCAACGAAAGCCCGACTCGATACAGCCCCTGAAAACCTGACTGAACGGTGAAAGTCGTGTTGTTGGTTGTTACACCGCCATCGTTGATCTCCCAAACATCCAGACCGAGTAGCGTCCAGGTGTTGTGCGCCGTGCTTGGGTTGGCGCTCGGGATACGGACATTCGTATACGGGAAGTACTGACCGTATGAGACTGGATGGTTCGTTGCTGTTCCGTCAGGGATCGTCACAGTCCCTGTGAGGGTCGACGTTCCAGACACAGACAAGGACGACGCCGAAGTACTCGCGAGGGTAGAAGCGCCGGTTGCGTTGAGAGTTCCAGTCTGCAATGCCGTGGTTGTAATTTTCTTGCCGACACCTGTTGCATTGAGATTGCCAGAAATAGAAAGATCGACCACGCCTGTGAGCGCTCCGTTGATCTTCAGGTCACTGGACGACTCCAAATCACTGAACGTTCCTTTGCCAGTTGCAGTAATCGCGGAGTTGATCGCAAGTACAGCAGGGCCGGACAATGACGAAACGTTCGTGAGTGCACCGTTGCTTACATCGATACCGCCCGTGATCTTCACAGGGACGTTGTTGTTCGAGCCATCAACTTGCGACAGTGCTTGGTTGACTCCCAAACGGAATCCCGAGTCACCACGGATCACTCCCGATGCGGTGATGCCTGCGGCGCTGAGTTGACCAGCAACCGTTACCGCTTGCAACGAGGACGCACCTGCGACGATCAAACTACCCGTTGAGCGGACCGTGCCGCCCTTAACTTCGCCCGTGGCAGTCAGACCACCGGACGACGTGAGATCAGTCGTTGTGGCGGACTGTAGGGACGTTGCGCCAGATGCCGTGAGTGCGGCGACATTGGTAGCACCAGACACACTCAACGAATCGAGCGTGGTCGCTTTGGCCTTGAACGTCGTCGCTGTGTTCTCGGGAACATTCATCGTGGCCGCTGTGACTGCACCTGAGCCGACATTGAGAGATGCACTCGTGATCGCGCCGGTTGCCGCCACCGTTGTTGCAGTGACTCCCGCCAATGCCGACACACCAGTGACATCGAGTGATGCTGCGGTGGTCTTTCCCGATGTAGTCAATGTGGTGACAGAGGGATCAGTCGGCAACTGTGCGTTCAGCAAACGAGAGTTGTTGTCGAGTCGACCGTAACCCTGCGGCTGGTTGCCAGATGTGAGCGGGACGTACGTTGCCGCTGCCGTCGAGGCGACTGCGGTGACATCACGCATCTGTGCGATGTCGAGGGGGTTCGCTGCTTGCTTACCTACGCTGCGTAGACGTGGCACCGTTTCCTCCTTCAGGAAAAGGATTAGCGAGGCAGGGTCATCGGTCCACTATCTGCCACTCAGCGGATACCGATCGTTACCGGCAGGGCGACCCTTGCTCTCTTTGCTTATCCGGCGACCGCAACGCGGTAGGTGCCAGCAGGGACCGTCGCCGCATCGAAGTCGAGCGAAATGGTATTCGCTCCGGTGACTGTAACGCCGACGAACACGAGATCGCCAGTCGCGACTTCACGGAGCTGCACCTGAATGATGTCGCTCGTGTTCAGCCCGTGGGTGATCGTGACGGGGCTAGTGCCTCCCGGTACCGCCTGTGCCGACTTGCGGACCACGAGGGCGGTGTCGATGTTGACGTTGCCGTCCGAGACGTTGATGCCCACACCGGCCTTGACCGAGATGGTGCCTGCACTGTTCTGTAGGCCGTTACCCCACGTGTACGAAGTGCCCGAGGAACCCGGCACCTTGGCCCACTGCTGTGCCGATGCTCCGATGGTGATGGGTGCATCCGACACGATGGCCCACGACGAGTCCCCGTTCGCGGTGCCCTGCGTGACGAACACCTGCGTACCGGGCAGGAGTTCACCCGTCTCGTCGGCGTCCGTGGCACGGATGGCCGCTCCACCGCCGTTCTTGTAGTAGATGCCGTTCTGCGTCGAGTCAGTCTGTCCAGCCAACAGGAATCGGCCCGAGGTCGGGATGGTCACGCCGTCGATGGTGCCCACCGCTGCGAGGTTCTGGTTGGTGATCGCCACGGCCAGAACCGGTGCCTTGATCGCGGTGCCGACTGCCGCACTCATCGCGATCTGACGAACTGCGTCGAGCTGACTGACGTTGATGGCGTCGTTGTTGCTCACACCGTTTGCAAGATTCGTGATCTTGAAGTTGCCGAGCGACACGTCCTTGGTGGCTGCGGCGAAGTTCGAGACCGGACGACTATCGATCTTGGCGTCGAGTCCGCTGATCGTTGCCACGTCCTGCGTGCCGGTGTGCGTTCCACGGTCACGGAGTTGTGCGGGGCTGAATCCCTGAAGGGCATCGGCGTTAGTGGCCCTCAGTTCCCACGTCGTGCCGTTGCAGACGTAGAGGCGGCTGTCGGACGTGTTGTACCGCAATGAACCCGTGAGGGCGGCTGTCGGGGTCGGCAGACCGGCGTCCGAATGGACTACCGCGTTGAGAATCTGGTTCCCCTGAAGATCAATGCGCTTTCCGTACCGGATTGCACTCATAGTGTTTCTCTCCTTATCGAACGATCATGGTTCCGCTGGTTGGCGCGTCCCACTCGACGCGTACGGTCGCGGTATCAGGGTAAGTCACCGCGCCATGTACCTCATCCCCTCCTTGGTCGATGCACGCAACAAGAGGGCGGTATCCCATGTTGTGCGTGTATTCCCAAACGTCGAGGTTCGTGAACGGGATCGTGATTGATCGCCGTGCAAGCTGATCTGCCTCGTAGTACACCTTCGTGACGTAGTTACTGAGGTTCAGCCCGATGTCTTCCAAGCGTGGATCGTCGATACGGAGAAAATCGGGCGGGATATGACTGTCGTCAATCGTGCCCTCGTCGGTGAGCTGCAACGGGCCACCGGGCTTGTTGTAGTCCGACACGAGAACAGGAGTCTCGCCGTTAGGCCAACGAATGTTGTCCAGAGAGGTAGCTCGCGGGCACTGGAAGTAATCGACGGTGCCTGTTGCTGGAAGAGTACGAAAGTCGGTAAAGATTTCCCCGCTGAAGGTGGTGAGTACCGCCTTGATGATGAAGCCGCCACCGTTGGTCGAGGGATTGATCGCTACCTCGAACAGTCCGGTCTGATCCATCGGAACAGTGATCGCCTCGGGGAGTCGCGTCACCTTCGTAGCGTCATCCCTGTTGAGTTCGGCAAAATGGAAAACGATCTGGCGGAAACGTGCCTGCCCGGTGCGGCTCAGAATCCGACCACGAATTACCAAAACGTCTTCGAGCTGAGTGTCGCCCGGTGCAGTCATCGCGCCTCTCCTTCATGTGTTGGGGGCCGCACTCCGGCACATGGCCGTGAAACCGGAGCGCGACCCACCATCATCATGCCATTACGCCTTCTGCTTGGCCTTCAGAGACGCGACGAGGGACTGCACGGTGGCGACTGTCGGCGCACCCCCGTTCACGCGCTCTCCGGGCATCTGGGACCGTCGTTTGCCGTATGCCACCGCAACGCGTGCCAACTGCTCGTAGGCGGGATCGCCCATGATCTTCCGAAGCTCGGTCTCAAAGTAGACGTACGCCTTCTGCTTGCCGTTGTACGCGTCGGGCGTGTCGGTGCACCACCAACCGAGGTATCGACCGTCCGTGACCTGATCGAGGTCGCTGTAGTCGTCGGGGTAGACACCGCCCCACTCCCCACGTCCTTGCGCCGTGATCGTGATGAGGTCGTGGTCTGGTTGTGCAGACGTTTCGCCGCCGTACTCGCCAACGAGCAACGGAACCTGCCAACACGTCGTCGGCTTCACCTCCACATGGCTCACGCCAAGGCGATTAGCGAGATGGTGAAACGCACAACCTGACGGCGGTGCATCGGGGTCGTCCGACTTCTCGTTGGCGAAGATGCACGCGCCATTGAGCTTGCGGGTCTTGTACGGCTCCCCGCTCGCGTTGGACACCGACCACCCGTGTTCACGTGCATGACGGAGTTTGTCTTCCGGCATGTCCTTGAACGTGAGCTTCTTGAACCACTTTGCGACGTTAGCAACATCTTCCGGCCCGTGGTACCCGGCTCCCTGCACACAGCATCCGGCATCATGTCGCCCATTCTCGATCTGCGGCTTGATACCAGGGCACCCAGCGCCAAACGTGCAGTTGTAGTTCGAGAGCAGGAACGTCATGTTCACACGGAACCGACGAGTGCTGTCTGCCGGATCGGGGATTTCGATCCATTCGAGAATGCTGTACTGGCTGGCATTCAGATCGTACGGACCTTCTGGGAATGGTGCGGTCATTTCTGTGATCTCCTATTTCGGTTATTGCTAGGCGGTGCTATACGCCCTCTTGCGGAGGAACTTCTTCTTCCGCAACTTCACCAGACGCCAGGGAACATCGTCTCCCCAACTGTCCTTGAAGTCATGTTGGTTCTCGTAGTAGTCGTACCAAGACATCGTGCCTGTCTCACAGATGAAAACGCAATGCCACCACGCCTTGTCTCCGAGAGAAACGCTGTCTAGGTCTGCCTGGGATGGATGACGCAACGATCCGCTCGGGTGTGTGTGCCAGAACCCAAGCACTTCCTCATGGGTCCGACCTACCCACTTCAGCGCCTTGTCGACATCACTCTGATGTATTACAAAGTTGTCTAACGTGTCATCAGCCCGGTTGGGCAACTCAATGACCTCACCGACGTAGTGAATGGGGCGAACTGCCTCTGTATGCGGGACCGTCGTGATTCCCGGCGTCTTCAGGAACAAGCCACAGCGCTCGTGAACTTCGTCGACCGGCACGTGTTCGATGAACATGACCTCTCCTTGATCGTTTACAAGAACAACAAAACCCCGCCCCCTATGAGTGAGGGCGGGGCCTTGCTGCTGTTGTGCGCCGGATGCCCGTCACCTAGACGGGGCGACCTCGGTTACCCGTTACGACGCTTCTTGGCCGGAGGCTGCTTACGTGCCGTCTTCTTGGCCGGAGCGCCACGCTTGGTGGCTGCCTTCTTCGCGGGAGCGCCACGTCCCTTCTTGGCCGGTGCCCCACGACCACGCTTGGTAGCGGTCGACTTCTTCGAGCTGCGACCCTTCTTGGCGGGAGCGCCCTTACGAGACGTCTTCTTCGAGCTTCGGCCCTTCTTGGCAGAACGCTTTTTGGAGCCGCCGCCCTTGCGACCGCCGCCGCCACCGGTGCCGTTACCCGCGCCCTCGACGGTGATGTCGTCGTCGGTGTTGGTCGGATCGACCTCGATGCTGAGAACGTCGTTCAGCATGTCCATCTCCTTCACTGTGTTGGTTGGAACCGGACCCGCAACGCTCGTTCATTACGGTGATCCGACCCTCGTGTTGAACACGTACTGGCGATTGTGCCACACATTCACATGTGTGGTGCATTCGCAACGTACCAAACTCTAGATGTCGTCCTCGTCGATGTATTCGTTCTCGTCGACATCTTCCCCGTCTTCGCGAACCGAAGACTCCTTGGCACCGTACTTCTCGCGCAGCTCCTTCTTCTGCTTGGCGGTCAACGATGCCTTGCCCTCCTTGCGGTCGTAAGCACCGGATTCACGCCGTGCATTGGCGTATGAGAGCACGTGGAGCACTTCGCCCTTCCACCCGCTTTCCTCCACGAGACGGCGTGCAGGGTTGCCGCCGTAGACCATGAACTGCTCGGGCTTGATGTGCTCCAACAGGTCGCGAAGTTGCTTCGCCGCCTTCTTGCGGTCCTCTTCTTCGTTGATGTTCTGAATGGAACATTCGAGGGTCGGTGTGTTGAGCGGGACACCCGGCAGTGCGGTCTCCATGAACTCGGGATCACGGAAGTCCCACTGAAGACGCGGGACGACCTGAAGACCGGCCTCTGCGAAGAATCGGCCCAACCAGTTCGCTCGGTACACACCCCACAGGTGATGGATTCGCGCCTCGGTGTAGTAGTAGCTGAAGTCGGGGACCACGGCAGTCGTGAGTCCCTTCACCATGAGACGGGCCAAGTTGTACGCCGGGGTCTCCCACCACGAGATGAACTTGGTGTCGTAGGTGTTGAACGCGAGGATCGTCTTGCTGAAGTCGAGATTCTTGGTGCCGCCCAGCGAGTAGTTGTACAGGTAGTGGCGTCCCGGCTTCTGCTCGGTGTACTGGTGACCGATCCACGTCACGATGTCCTTGGGGAACTGTTTGAGGATCGATCGTTCGGGGATACGGGGGATACCGTAAAAGTCGTTTGGGTTCTTCCAAACGTTGTCCTCTTTCATTTCGAGAACGACCTGAAGTTCCGCGAGCTTGTCGATCTGCTGCTCGTCTGCGTCCACTGACAGCTCTTCGTCAGTGTCGTCGGATGCCGTGATGCGAGTGGACCGTTCCTCTTCGCCGTCGTCGTCCGACTCGCGCTCGGCCTTGTACCGCTCACGATCCGTCATCGTGTCTTCGCGACGTTCCTGCTCCTCGTTCTCCATGCTGATGCCACCGATGAGGTTGTCCACATCGACATTGGAGTCGTACTTTGAGGAATCGGAAATGTCGACAGAGACACTGGACATGATGTCCTCGAACTCTTCCTGCGAGTAACCCGTACCGGCGATGTCAGGAAGGGACTCGAACAGGTCCGCGATGATCTTCTCATCGTAGGTACCGAGGTCCGCCACTTTATTGTCGGCCAGGACGATCTTTGTCGCCTGTTGCTCATCCACGTCCACGAACGATGCGTAGATCAGTTTCTCACCGAGCTTCTTCATCCCCATGAAGGTATGGTTACCGGCCAGAATCTCGTTCTTACGGCTGGTGTGCGTGCCGATGTTCACCACGATCGGCTTGAACTGGCCGGACTCTTCCAAAGACGCGGCGATGGCATTGACATTGCCGATTCGCGGATTCTTGTGGTACATCTGCAACTCTGCCATCTGGATCGGCTTTGTCTCGATGACCGAGATGGCCTTCGGCTTCTTCTTGCGGAGCGGCGGCTTCTTAGCTGTGGTCACTTCTCTACACCTTTCGTGTGATCCTGCGGCGCTTCACGCTCCGCTTGTTTTTGTAACGTGCCAACTTGTTCTGAGTCTGGACGACTTTCCATCCATACCGGTTGATCATCCCGGCGTCTGCGATGTCCTGCTGGTCTCCCTTGTTGAACTTCACGATCTGCTCTTCAAGGTTGCCCCAGTAAACCTTTGCCCACCTCCGAATGTCGGTCTTGGATGCGTTACCTGCTCCGACGATCTGTTTCTTGGCCGTGGCGTTGTTGACCCCGCTCGTCTTCACGACGACGCCAGAGCAGTAACAGGCGGCGATGATGGCACCGTGGACTTTCGACTGCGAGATGGTCGAATAGGCACCACCACGGCCCACCACTGGCTCTTCGATGAACGCGAACAGTTCAGCATCGGGGTGCCTCGCGGCAAGTCGCTTCAGTTCCCGGCTCACGGTCTTGTACGCGAACCCGCAACGTAGTGCGAAGTCCTGCTCTTTGCGAAGTTTGTAAATATTGGCGTCCACACGGGAGGTATCGCTCCCGTATGTGACAACCAACGCTATCTTCACTGAGCTGGGGTCAATCCCGATGATGATCTGTTCGGCCATGAGATCAGATGGTATCGGGTTCCGGCTCTGAAAGCTGCCCCAAGTCGATCTTCTCGCCCTTGGGTCCGAACACTGCTTGATCGTCCGTTGTGTACGTGACGCTCACGCTAGACCCCTCTGCGGTGGCTCCCGTTGACTGGAAGGGAAGCTCCACCATGATGTTCTCTTCCATGAAGTTGAGATACCAATGGATGTCACCGTCCTCGTCCTGCCGACCGACGACCCGAGGTGCCGACTTGATGATCGTGGTGTCGGTGCGGTCCATCGACGGGAGCTTGCGCTTGTTGCACCCCGGCGACGGGCACTCCCATACCTGGTTCAGCTTCGAGAACACCAGACGCTCGCGGTGATCGGGGCACATGAACCGGGGTTCCCGGCTACGCACCGAGTCCCCCAAACCCTTCGCCTTCTTAGCCTTGATTACTCGATTTCCCATTCCGGTTCTCCTTGCTAGTAGTGAGTCTTCGTCCATCGCGAAACCATTAACCCTCTGGATACGGCTTCGGTGTGTCTTTTGTGCTAACCGAGACACACTGCGGTTCATGCTCCCGATTGACTTAGCCGCTCTCTCGATCATCGAAGGCAGTTCGGCCATCGCTTCGCTGAGTGACGCCATACCCCTTTGTAGGGTTACGGGATCGGCCCCTGCCTTTTCGAGTTCGGCAAGTTCTTCCAAGCTAATCTCAATCGGGGTAATTTCGGGAGTCTCGCCCATTGCGCTCTGCCTCGCTCCGCATCTGCTCGAACGTGATCCGTCGACTGCCCAACTCCGACGCACGCTTAGCCATTTCCAAGAACGTGCGCAGCTCACCAGTCCTGAACTTGTAGTGCGCCGAACCACGCGTGACCGTTCCCTTACGCTCTGCGGCTTGCAACAACATCGTCATCTCTGCTGCACGTGCGTAGTACACATCTGCGGTCTCCATGAGACTCATCAGACCACCGACCGGCGGTGTGTCCCGACCCAAGAGAACGTTGGTCATGTCAATCAGTTCGTTTTCCATCTCCGGCAACGACGGCATACCGTCGCCAAGACGAATCGCCCTGAGCTTCTTCTTCACCGCGTCGCCCGCTGGTTTCTTACCGACCTTGCGAGCGTGCGGCAGATGCTTACCTGCCATTACCCCTCCCTATCTATCCAGCCGAACAAGGTTTTGGCAATACGCTCAAACACCCGCTCGAACCATCGGTACATCAGTGCGTTCTTCTCTTGGGACCGCAACAGGAACACGTAGAGTGCCGAGTGCACCAAGATCGATCCAACTACCAACCAGAACAGAGTCATTCAGATCACGCTGCCTTCGGCCATGAGAACCCCTTCGGTAACTTGGTAAGTGCCTTGACACACTCCCCACGCGCACCACCGAACGGGCAATCGTTGAACTCGATCCCCTTGCGCTTGATACATGCGGGTTGCATACCGTGGAGCTTTCGGCTCTTGACTGCCTTTGCGAGTTCACGCATGTCGTTCTCGGCCTCGATCAACAACTTACGATCCGGCTCGACTACCCACTCGATCCAATCCTGCGTCGTCTTGTCCTCGTAGACGATGCTGAACAGATCGAAGTTGCCAAGGACGAAGTAGTGGTGAATCTGCCTCATGTGCTTGTCCATCGGGCCGTTCTTCTTCAACTCCCCGTACTGGAACGTCGACACACCTTTCAGTTCAAAGCCGAACTCTTTGCCCCGCCACGTCGGCTTGTGATGGTCCATCGGCACCTCACCGCGTGCATCCAACGATCCGCGTGAAAGGAACTTAGGCCACTGCACCAGGTACTCGGGGTCAGTGATGATTCCCGTTTCGAGCAACATCGCCTGCCACCGTAGGTGTCTCCACTTACCGTCGTTGAAGATGTTCCTGAGCTGTGGGTCGATGGGTTCACCCGGCACTCCGGCGAACGCAAGCTCCTGACGACGCAGACACATGCCCGCAGCGGCACCCGAAAACGACCCTGTACGGACACGTGGCTGAGTTTGTAGCTGGTCGGCAATGTAGGTGACCACTTCGGGAGAAAACGCGTCATCGCCGTGCGTGAGCAACCAGTCGGTGATCGGGCGCGTGACGATGGTGTCGACCTTCTTCGCCTCTTTGACCAACTTGGCAATACTTATGCCCATCCGAATACTCCCCAGTCTTGTACAGCCTGACCGAGTAGCCACACGACTACACCCAACGCGAAGGCGAAGATCACTGAGCAGACGGCCATCAAACGAACGTCTGACTTGGCACTCTCACCCATTTTGTTGTTGCGCTTGGTCTCGGGCCACCGAAGTCGCGCCACATAGATGCAAGTCCCGAGTGCGCACAACAACGCGGCACCGAGCAGCAACATCACGATGAAGATCAGTACGTGAACGAAGTCCTGAAGGGTCATGATCATTTCTCTTTCCAGTGACCGATGGTCACCTTTCCAGTTTTCTCGAAGTGCTCGATCTCCCACTCCGCGTACAAGATCACACGTATCAGCTCGCTCTTGTACATCTTGCTGTACCCTTTTGTGAACTCATCAACGCGCTTGGCGAGTGCAGGATCGTACTCGGCGTTGCGTAGATAGCGAACACGGGTCAGCAACATCTCCATACGATGTGAATGCAACCGCGTCCATTCGCGTCGCTCGTGTGCTGCACGGAACACTTCGTGGACCGTTGGCAGCACGTTCAGATCGAGCTGTGGATCGTCGCTAGTCACGATCCGGCTCCGCTGATGTGCCGGGGCTGTCGTCGGAGTTGCACGCGCTCTGCTCCGATTCCAGGTGGAACCACTCTTCTGAGTATTGATCCCAGTCGATGCCTTTACGGCAGTTGAAACATGTGTATTCGCCCATCATCCCTCTCCTTTCAGATAACTACTTGTAGCTCTTTTGCCATTTAGTACGACATGTTTTGCACCTGCGGTTACCGCCCTTCTCGACTATCAAGTTGTCATCAGTCAACAAGTGCCCACTCTTACAACGGTCCCTACGTGTCCTGTTGTTGTTCTCGGTTTGCGTAACTGCTTCTAGATGAGACGGTGCCCAGCAATTGCGATTACTGCAAACGCCTTTTAAGTGGTCGATGTGCAACCCATCAGGTATAGCTCCAACGAACAACGTGTAAGACAGCCGATGCACCGACCAAGTCTTACGATGATAAGAGCAAGTCGCGTATCCGTTATCATTTATAGAACTTGGCAATATTAAACAATCGCCGTCTACCTCGGATCGTTGCAGCAACCTAACTATTACCTGTTCGTCGTATAACGCACTCGACCGTGATTCCCGCTTCCTCAAAGGTAACGACATAGCGCGCTTCTTTGCCTTGACGAGCTGCTGTGATGAAGAGACTTTCGAGATACCGGCCAACGAGCGTATGCGACTTGCTGGCTTTTTTGAACTCATAGATCGCTTCTTCGTTAGAGGCATCCCACTTAATCTTTCCTGCTCCGCTGTTTGGATGGAGCCTTGCTCCTACCTTTTTCGCAACTGCTTTTTCTGAGCGCCTACCTTCTTCTTGGGGGCTTCTCGATTTCCAGGGAACGGGGATCGTTTGGCTGCCACTACCTTCTTCGGCTGCATCGACTCCCCTACCTTCGTTGTGACCTGTTCCCGTGCGGTCGTCTTCTTGACTCGCGGGATTCCGTGATGGTCGCGCACGTCGTTTTCGAGGTCTAGGGCGATCTTCGGATCGTTCGTGATCAGTAGGCGGAACTTCTCGCGACCGACTGCTTTGTGACTTCCGTAAGACCATGTGTTGCCCTTCTGAGTGACGAGACCGGCTTCGATCCCCTTTGAAATGAGGTAGCCGACAAGATCGAGCGCGCCCGATTCCAGCGACCAGATGAAGTGCTCTTCCGTGAACGGTCGCGACAACTTCGACTTGACCAACTCGGCCTTGAACTTTTGCCCGACCTGTTTCTTGGTGTCGACCCACTTCTCGCCATCGAATGTCTTGTGCGGGATTGTGAGTTTGCCGGTCTTACGAACCGAAGTCCTGAAGCTCGCGTAGTACGGCAGTGCTTTGCCACCCGGCAGTGCCTCGTTGGAGCCGAACGTGACGCCGACATTCACACGCAACTGGTTGATCCAGATCATTGAGCAGTCGGTATTGGCGGTCATCAGACGACGCAACGCTGCTGACATGAGTTGGGCGATACGAGCAGGCTGGACGTTCTCACCGGCCAATCGTTTCGACTGCTCGGCCTGCGGGGTCATCGCTGCAACCGAATCGAACACGATCAGGTCGCACTCACCACGGATCAACGTTTCCGCATGATCCATTGCGATTTCTCCCGAAGTTGGCTGCAACAGGATCAGGTCGTTGAGGTTCACCCCGCACGACTGTGCCCAATCACTATCGAACGAATGCTCTGTATCGATCAACGCGGCGATCTTCCCCTCTCGCTGGAAGCTAGCGATCGACATGAGGGCCACGTAACTTTTCAGCGTCGACCAGTCGCCATAGATTTCCACGAACCGGCCTCGGGGGATTCCGCCGTGCCACAGGATGTCGAACGGGAGAACGCCGGTCGACGTATAGGTCGTCTTGAATCGGTTGTGGTTGCCGCTGACGAGTGCATCGCTCTTCAGTGTTGTGTTTACCATGTTCCGAAGCTGCTCTGCCTTGCTTGCCATTTAGCGCGCTTTCCTTTGCTTTCCAGTGCTGGTGTCGAGTCCCAAGTCATACCGGCGCTGACGCAACGCCTCGCGATCGTATGAACGTTTTGACTTGCGCCGCTGTGCCCTGCGCAACACGTGCTTGGTGTCTCGTATTCGCCAGATCATTTTTTGATATTCGTCAACCGACTCGTAACAGTCGGCGTGTTGGAAGTTGCGGGGTCGGATGAGTGTCCCTTTGGTTCCGAACCCCGCAACTCCAATCTCACCAAGCTCGCCACAGACCCAACACGGGTACTCGTACTTCGGCCCGCGCTCTGGACCTGTAGTCCACGCACGACGCCACTGTGCCCTTTGCCGCTCAACCAAACGGCGATCACACACGGGCAAGACGATCTTGCGGCTCAACATGGCTAGACCCTCTTTCGTATCTTCCGTAATGACCACCAGATGCGGAGCAGGGTGAACATGTTTGCGTATTCACCACAGTTCCGACACCTGATGCGCTCGCCCATGAAGTTCCAGTCGTGATCTTCGAGCTGGTACATCCTCGGGACCATTTTGTGATCCCACCAATTCACGACCGGCTGCAACGGGCGCATGATGCACGTAGCGAGGAAGAACCTCACGTCACCCATCACTGGTACCCCATTGGTTTGCTCCTGATCGGGTTATGCGGGTCACCGGCTGCGATCTTCTGCGCGTAGTGCTCTTCGCAGTGCCATTGCAGACCGGCGATCGTGTGCGCCAACCTCACGCCGGGTAGGGTGCACCGCTTTCCCGAGTTGTCCTTCGCAGTGCACGTCGCCGTCCGCGACTTGTGCTTTTCCCCGTACTTGCTCATCGCAGCACGCATCCCTTGTGCGGGGTCGAGTGATATTCCCACTCGGGCATGCACCGGTCGTTGTACTTCACTTCATCGACCAGGCGCTCACGTGCGTTATGGAACCACCGCACCGGCTTACGCGAGTTGTCGGTCGGAACCGTGCACTCGCCACCCGGAGCCGCCTGGCAGTCGGGGCACTTGAACGTCTTTGCGGTGACACCCTCGTAGTGCTTCACTTCTTGATCCTGCCTTTCTCGATTTGTGCATCGTAATAAACTTTGTTTGCCACTTTGGCTACCTGGCTGGACAACTTTTCCTCGCCCATCTGTTCCAGGATTTGTGCCGCTGTCGCTAGAACGGTAGCTCTTCGTACCGACATCGCGACAGACCTACGACTAAACACCACTCTGACCAGTAGCGTTACCAGCACTACGGCTAGCAATGTCGTCCAGCGCAGGAACCAACTCAGCCATGCGTTCCAGTCGAGCACTCGCGGATTTGACACTTCGTTGCGCTCCCTGCAACTCGTGCTGCAATGGTGTGTTCTCCCCAAGCATGTATCCGACGGTCGCTGCGTAAGTCGCAAGGCGTCTCTCCATTCGTTCCAGGTCGGAGAACATCGCTCCGTTGTTTTCATGTGCCACTTGTCACTTGCCTTTCCTGTTTTGCAAATACCACTTACGCGCAGTTTCTCGCCGACACTCCTTACAAGCTCGCGTGCCCTTGTAGATGTACGTGTTGCTTGGTGTGTACTCGTGTCCTTGCGGACAGTGGGTCTTGCGAGACCAGGGACACGTTTCATGACTCACAGAATCCAGGCGGTTCTCTGAAGAGGTTCCGTACTTCAGGTTGGTCACCTTGTTGTTGAGTGGGTTGCCATCACGATGTAGGACAAGTGGCTTATCCGACGGCGGCGCTCCCAAGAACGCCTCGGCTACCAAACGGTGCACGAGCACCGACTTGCCTTCGATGACCACTGACAAGTGATCACTAGTGCGAGAACGGGCAGCAGGGGACAACAACCTCCCCTGCTGCTTGCGTGACCAGCTACGCACGTTGCCCAAACTTGAAACCTCGTAATAGGTACCCCCTACTTGTCGCCACTGCTCAACAGACTTTCGAGTGCTTCGGCGTCCTTCAACTTTTCGAGGATGCCGGACCACTCCCCTGTCTCTAGCCATCGCTTACCTCCTGTCATTGATCGCGCCGGAACTCGCTCGATCAGGTCTTCGATGCTCGTGAACGGCGCTTCGGCAGAAATCGCCTCTGCTGCCCTCATACCAACGCCTGATATAGAAACCAGTCCCTTGCGGATAACGTCTTTCCTGGTTCGATCTAGGGTCCAAGACGGCCCACTCACGTTCACGTCCGGTGGAAGTAGGCGCAGGCCGATCCTCCGGGCCTCCCTGATGTAATCCTTCTCCTTGTCTCGACCTGCCCACGTCTGAAGCAACGCGGTCATAAACTCGACCTTGTAGTGCGCCTTAAGATACGCAGTTCGGTAACTCCTGATCCCGTACCCCGACGCGTGTGCACGGTTGAACCCGTAACTTGCAAAACCAGCAAGCATCTCCCAAGCTTCGTCGGGATCGACGCCTCGCGCCGACACTGCCTTGTCGAACTTGCCTCGCACCTGTGCCATGCGCTCTCGGTTGCGCTCGACGGCACCGCGACCTGAGTCCTTCACCACTTTGAAGAACACGTTGATCGTAGCTATGTCGAGACCGAAGTTGCGCATGATCTCAATAATACTCTCCTGAAAGATCACCGTTCCGTACGTTCGCGATAGCGCACTCTCAAACTCCGGCGATATGTACGTGATCTTCCGACGCTCGGCAGCAGAGAACCGACGTTTGATGTAGTCGGCGGTCTGTCCCGAGTTCATGGCACCCGGCATGTAGAGCGCCTGGACCATGACTGCATCCTCGGTGGACCTGACCTTCATCTCGCGGCCACCCTTTGCCTTTGTGTATCCCTCAAAGTGGAACACGCCGGTCTTGGTGCGGCCATCACGCAGTAGCTTGGTCGCCTCTGGTTCGTCTTCGGGAATCCACGAGAAGTCCGTGGGATCGTCCACACCGATGAGTTCCTGGCAGAGCTTCATCATCCGCAACGACGACTGCCCGAGAACGTCCATCTTCAGCAAACCGAACGCCTCCACGTCATCCATCGCATACTGCGACACACGAGTGTTGGATGATGCAACCAACATGGTCGGTATGTAGTCCTCGATCTTGATGTCGTCGCCAGACAACAGCACACCACCGGCATGCACTCCGTACGACTTGTAGACCGAACCCATCGTGGACAACTCACGCAAATGCTTGTAGTCATCCGGCGCTACCCGACGCACGTCTTCCAAGCTCTGAACGTCTGCATAGGTCTTGTTGAAGATGCCACGACCGTATGCAGTGATCTCCCCGCCGTTCGGTCGCTTCTTACCGAACATCTCCTTACGGTCTGCCCACTCCTTCGCGATCTGCTCGCACTCACGACGCTTCGACGTGATCCACGTCTGAAGAACCGAACCCTTCTCTTCCCCGGTTTCGGGGTCGACCGTTGTACCGAGCAGACCCCATGTGCCGATCTGCACCGCGCCGTACTTGCTGAGCCAGTATTCGAGCAGACGACCGCGACCCTCGTCCTCGATGTCGATATCGATGTCTGGCGGCTTCGTCCGGTCCGTCGACAGGAATCGCTCGAACAGTCCACCCCACTTGATCGGATCGACCTGCGTGATACCGAGCAGATAACAGACCAACGACCCGTTTGCCGAACCACGTGACTCAACCATGATGCCGTTGGATTGGCACCACTTCACACCGTCTCCGACGATGACAAAGTAGTTCGCCATGCCCAGTGTCTTGATCACGCTGAGTTCGTGGTTCATGCGGTCCATGTATGTCTGCACCTGATCAAACCCGAGTGCTCGCAATTGCTTCAGTGCCGCCCGTCGAATGTCCTTGTTCGGTGTCTTCGACTCCGTAGGGACACGTGGACGGTAGTTGTCCAACGGCTCGATGCTCAGGTCGTGCAGATGGAACAGTTCGTAGAACCCGTCCTCAACCTGGTCCCAGACATCCTGGTCGTAGTGCTCGGCCACCCATTCCGCCGACGCCAGATGGAACGAGTCCCCAGGAAAACCGTCTTCCGCAGATGAGTAAACCATCCGCTTCATCAGGCTGTGTGCGCCCTTCTGGTTCTGCTTCAGGTAGTGCGAGTCCTGCGTGGCGATGACAGGCAAGGCATGGTGTGCTGCGATCTCGACCAATGCTTGCACCATGTCGTCGTCGTCCATCCCGATCAGCTCTTCGTCTTCCGGCTGATCGTCGTGACAGATGTTGTGGTTCTGCAACTCCACAAACATGTGCGGAAACACTGCCGACAGCATGCCGATATACCGCTCTGCGAGGTCTTTCTGCCCGCGTGCGATCAACTGCTGGATGAGGCCGAAGTAGCACCCGGTTGTCAACACGAGGTCATCCCCGTACTCCTTGCCGAGTGTGATCAGGTCCGAGAGTGTGTTGCGCGGGAACCGATTGAATCGTGGTCGGGTGTGCGTCATCGAGTTGAACTTCACCAACCCCATGTATCCGCGCTCATTCAATGCCAGGACGCAGTAGTGGAACCTCTTGACCGGCGGTGCCTTTCGTTCGGGAGCTTCCCAATCGTCACGCGTCGGGTCGATTAGGTATCCCTCCACTCCGATCCACGGCTGTATGCCTGCTTGCTTGGCATTGAGGTACAACTTGACCGCGCCTGCCATATTGCCATGATCAGTAAGTGCCAATGCTGGCTGTCCAAGCTCGACCGCCTTCTTAACCATGAGATCAACCGCTGCGGTTCCATCCAATGGACTGAACTGAGAATGGCAATGCACATGGAAAAACTTCGTGTCACTACGTGGTACTGCGCCGGGCATAGCGCCTCCGTTCTGTTTCGCGTCGACAGATACGGCACTCTCTCGTGCCATCACTGCGTACATATGTCGAGTCATCGGTCCACTGGTGCCCCTTCTGGCACTCGCGCTCATACGTTCTTTCGTTATTCTCTTTTTGAGTAACTGCCTCCAAGTGCGAAGGGCGTACGCACAAAGTAGTACGGCATAGGTGGTCTACGTGGAGGCCGTTTGGTATGCCGTCTTTACATTCTGCGTAAGCAACTCGGTGAACGCGCAAGGTGCGCCCTCTTACCTTCATCTGGCCGTACCGACCGCGAACAGCGCCAGTCCATACCCAGCAACGAGTCGGCATATGAGATTTACGTGGCCCACACTTGTTTACGTTGCTCAGCAAACGGTCCCAAGTGCTGAGCTTGTCCCATCGCGTAGCCATTACCTACTCTCCCTTCTGTTGTGTCGACCTGACACGCTTGACAGGTCGCTTGTTCTCGTCGTGCCAGTTGTTGTGCATCGTCCACGTGTTCTGGGTGACAACCGCTCCGCACAAAATACAAGCATGCAATCGTACTTTTGCATCTAGCGACTGCCATGCCTCGGCAGCAACGCCAACTTTGTTCGGCCCGTTTTTGCCGTTCTCAATAACCCTCGGGACAGGTGCTTGTATCTGCATCGGCCCAATGTTTGCCTCGATCAGCATGGGGTGAGCGGCGGGGTTCCAGTCTTCTTGCCTCATTTGTGTCTCCTTGCATGCTTACTGAAGTCACCAACCGTGACTCGTGCCGCGCACTGACTGCACGACCACCCGTGCACCAAGAGGTAGTAGGTGGTGTTCGGCTTGACCTTCACAGACTTGACTGGCTCTTCCGCGATGTCCCAACCTTGCAGGAGTGCGCTTGCTAGTTGCTTTTCGTGTCCCGTCATTGCGTCTCGCCCCGCTTCTTCAGCACCGGCCGACGGTTGACGGCTGCGGAAAGCTCACGAACGTATTGCTTCAGTTCCGCCACCTCTTTTTCCAGATCGGCAATACGCTCTTGTGCTTTGTCGATCTGAGTACGGTGTGCATTGAGCGCGTCACTGACGATCTCATCCTTGCTCGCCACCGTCATGTTGTTCGTGCTGGTGCCTGCACTAGTGTGATGAACGAGCGATGGTGACGGCGACTGATTGAAACCAGGCGTCTGTTGCTGGAAGAGACCAATGCTCCCGCCCTTTAGCTGGTCCGCACGGTAGATGTCCTCTGTGAATAAATCTTTCAGTGCTTGGTCACGCACGTATTCCATGTCTTCCATGGTGTAGTGCTCCGGTACGTCATCCTTGCCCATGTGGCTGCTCCTTCAACTTGTCGCTGATAACTTTTAGACCTTCGGCAACTGTCTCGACGTGCGTGTCGTACCAGAGACGCCACAACTCTGCGCGAATGTCTCGAACCGCCTTGACGTTGCCTACCCCGTGACGACGTGCGTAGCGGTGAGTCAGTTCGCTGCCGGTATCGACCGACCGCAGTATCTCGATCCTCACGTCGACTTCCGTCACTGCTGCAAGGGGCTTTCCGACCACCTCATAGGCACGCTCGCGGCCTGTAAGCACGGTTCGGAGGTCAATGGTCGCGACGTAGACAGTCGTGCCAGGAGGGATCATGTTGTCGAGGTCGTGGCGACTGGTCGGCTGTTCTTTGACTTCCCGGTTGGCGATCTCTCTGTGGTACTTCAGGCAATCGTCTTCACTCCCACGAAACAGCAGAACGAACGTGCCAGTGTCGGTCTCTGCGATCACACGATGTGTTGTTTCCATGTCACTCTCCGAGTGTCGCCTTCAGCGCGTCGTACTCGGAGCGCCGGATGCACACATAGTCGTCTGGCGATTCGCGAAACGGGTAAGGGTCGTCGAGACGATAGCGGTCGGCACGCAAGAACACATCGGTGCCCTGTGCCGGAGCTGCCTGTGTCTGCCCGTGCATCGACAACGGCAAGAGAATGTGCTGCTTGCTGGCGATCTTGATCTGTGAAATATCGGAATACATGAGGACGTACATGCCCTGGTTGCCAGGGAGGATGATCCGGTCGTAGTTGTGGTTCGGTGCGCTTCCCATTGCCTTCTCCTGTTTCGGTTGTATCTGTTTGTGGTGTGGGCTTACGTGTGACGGTTGCTGCACTTAGCCGAGGACTTCCGGTACCCATGACCACCCGGAGCGAAATCCGGTTCACTGAAATGAGTAAAGCCGGAGTAGATTACGCATCCCCACGCGCACCTACCCCGGCTTTACTCAACCGCCGCCGATCACTCTTCGGCGTCGTTCTCCCGCAGCACGTCGATGTCCGAGGCACCACGCGACACCTCGAAGACCACCACGTCTGCCTTGCCGATGTCGTCGTACTCTTCGGCCAGTTCCCGGCGCAGCTTGCTGATCGCTCGCTCGGCATTGGTTGCCTGCTGTTCGGACAGTTGGACGGTCTGCGTTCCCTCGTCCACCTCGGCCTTCCACTGCCAGAGGATCGAGTAGACCTGCGACTTGTTGAGCTTGCCTGCCATATGCTTACTTTCTCTCGTTGGCGTTTCCGCCGATTGGTTTAGCGCATCAAGTAAATCACTCAACCCGCTTGTGTCGAATAGACCCTCACCAATGACATGCCCGTGATCACGAACTGCTTCACGAACCTGTTCACTGGTGAGGTTCCATTCGGCGGTCACTCGTCTTCGTACTCTTCCTCGTCCTGGGCTTCCAGGATCAGCTTGATGAGCGTCGCCTTGCGTGCCTTCGGGCTGTAGTCGACCTCCCACTCGTCCAGAACCTCACGCAGTTCTGCGAGTTCCATGCCGTCCAGCTCGTCTTCGGTGTAGCCGTCCTCGTCCTCATCGCTCTCTTCGTCGATGCCCACATCCGAGTCGTCTTCTTCTTCGGCCCCGAGGATCAGGTCGACGATGCCCTCCTTGTCGAGGCCCTTCAGCTCGGCGGGAGTTGCGTTGTAGTCATCGCGTGCCGTCTTACGCAGCTTGGCAAGCGAGAGGCCCATCAGCTCTTCGCGCTCGGCTTCCAGTTCCTCGTCCTCGTCGACCTCCCCCTCTTCATCCTCGTCTTCCTCGTCGCCTTCGTCCTCGTCCTCCGACTCGTCGTCTTCGGCGTCTTCGTCTTCCGGCTCTTCCGACTCGTCATCGTCGAGCAGGGCCTCGATCAACTCCGGCTTCTTGGCTTCGGACACCTCATCCTCTTCGTAGCCCTCTGCGATTGCGAGTTCCCGCAACTTCGCGAGCGGCATCGTCTTCAGTGCCGCCTCCGACCACTTCGGGCCGGGGGCCTCGGTGGCGTCATCCTCGTCGTCGGCGTCCGCCTTCTTCGACTTCGGGGCCTTGGTGTCGTCCCCGAGGAACTGGTCGCACAGATCGCGCAGCGAACGAACGAACTCGGTGAAGTCAGCGGTGGTGTTGCTCTTTGCAGCCATGTTGGATTTACCTCTTTCGGTGTTTGGTGTTGTCGAACGTTGAGTAATTACCGGGGTTGGCAATTACTTGCTGAGACGGCGGCGTCGTGCTGCCGTGCCTCGGGTCTTCTTCGCCGGGGTGGAAGTCTTGCTGCCCAGCTTGCCCCGACGCTTGGACGCGACCGGCTTGTCGTCGTCCTTCCACGGGGGCGTGTCGTCCTCGTCCTCGTCGTCATCGTCTTCTCCGGTCAGGCTGCTCGGAACCTGCTTGTTCAGAACGTCCATCAGGTCCAGAACGTCATACTGACTGACGTTCATCTTCTTCGGAGCTTCGGGGATCGCTTCGTAGGTGGTGTCGAAACCCTCACCGTCGCGAACCAGTTCATAGTCGCGGTCCATGATGGTCTCGTACTTGTCGTACTTCTTCATCAGGGACTCGACCAGAGACTTCGGCATCTTGACCGGAACAACTTCGTTGGAGTCGCGGTCGACGACACACGCCAGGTACCGCTTGGAGGGTTTACGTGCTTCTGCCACCACGTCGGGGTCCAGACCCTCGAACGCGGGGAAGAACGCCGGTTCCATGCCCTCGACGTAGTACTCCTGGTACTCCACCCACTCTTCCGGTTCCGTGAGGAACCGAACAGTGAGTGATCCATCCTTGGGGACGTTGCGGATGAATGCTCCACCGCCGCCCTTCTTCAGGCTCGACTTGAGCTTTTTGATCGAACCGGCCTTGCTGGCTTTCACCAAAACCATGAGTTGTTTCTCGCTTCCGTGTGTTGGTAGTCGCGCTGTCGTGCGCTGTCGATTCTACGTCGTTAATACATAGGGCGCAATCTTTCCTGGTTACCCGCCCAAGTTCTGCTCGGCAAGGTACTTCATTTCACTGACCTTCTGCCACTGTTCGCCAAGCATCTCGGTCAACTTATCGAACGCGTCAGACAGTGTGTTGGCATCGGTGAACCCTCCCACCTTCGTGAGCAGATACGTTTCACCTCCTTCACCCGTTTCGGGGTTCGGCTCTCGTTCCACAGTCACCGTCATGCGGTACCGGTGATCCGGCAACCCGGAGTCGCCAGGGCACTTACCCGCTTCATGAGACACCTGGACCGGCACACCGTGTGATGTCGCCTCATCGATGACTTCTTGTGTCACCTCGATCGGATACCCACAGCCACGTGAGCAATAGATCAGCATTCAGTCCTCCTTCGCTACTCGTCCTGGTCGAATCGTTCGGGCTATGTGCTTCATGGCCGCGACATCCTCCTCGGAATACAACCAGACATTTACCGAACCGAACTGCTCTTGCCGGGTGGACTTATAGATGCCACTCGCATGCCAACGACGAATCGTGTCTACCGACTTGCCGATCCTCGCTGCTACCTGTGAACGGGTGAACCATCCTTCCGGTATCTGCGACATGAACCCTGTCGCTTCCATCACTAACCTCCTTTCGTTTCGCCTTCATCCCCGAGTTGATAGTACTTTGCCAAGTCCTCGAACGAGGGCAACTCGTCGGCGATGCTATCCACTATAGGCGCAAAGTCTGTCGTGTCCACCTCCGGCTCTTCGTCCCGTAGTGCTTTCACCGTCTGCTTATGCACCTGCTCCTTTAGTGCTTCGGGCATTGCTTCACACGCCTCGTGATTGCAATCGGGACCACCGCAGTACAGACGCAGCCGCCCGATGAACTCGGAAGTCATCACCATCAGCATCGGCGAGAACCCACCTTCGCTGTCGTGAACGCCGACGTACAACACAGGCGCGTCGATCGTTTCCGAGTACAAGACCTGGAAGTTGAAGTCATTGCCAAGACTCGCATCCAGATGTTCGCAAGCCATGACGGACAGTCGGCACGCGGTAATGTTGAACGGACACGTGCTCAGGCCGTTGCTTTCCAGAATCTCTGCATACGAGCGGACGATGTATTCCTCACCGCCGCGTCCCGTTCCGTTCGATCCGTTCAGCGGGTTGAAGTCCATCGTTTCAGCCTCTCTTGCGTAGGGTCTTCTTCTTCAGCGGGCGCTTCTCGCTACCGCCCAGCTTGCCCGTCAACCGCTCAGACATGCTCTTGGCCGCGTCATCCAGCGCCCGAGTATCCAACCCCTTGTCCGTCAGCAACGTAGACCTCTCGACCGGCGCACGCTTCAGTGACTTGCGCTGCCCAAGGCTCTTCTTCGGTGCTGTGGTCGGCGCGACGTTGGTACGTCCACCGGATACCGCCGTTTTGGCCGCTGGCTTGCCCTGTAGCGGTCGTTTGGCCCGTGGTGCCTGTCGGTGGTCCGGTTGTGCGTCTGATCCGCCTACGTTCGAGCTGAGAGACCCGAGGTAGTTCTTGTGCGCCCGGTTCCAGTCCTCCCGGTTCGACAGTGCCACCGACGAGTCGTAGCAGTACTCCACAAACCGAGGGCACCGGAGCGGCTTCGTGATGCGGGTGAAGTACCGGCCTCCGTAGTCCACGTCCCAAGCGATCCCCACACCCTGCGCGTCGATCGAGTACATGTGCGTGCACCGCCGGGTCTCAACATCGAACACGTAGTACGTCTCCGGCGGGTAGCAACCCTTTGCGAGTTTCGGGAACGCCGGATCACTAGGACGATCGGCCACCGGTATCAGGTGGAGGTCGTCGCGGTAGTGCTCCATCGAATCGGGAAGGTCACCGTCATACGGCTCCATCGCCTTGTCCACGACCACCACACCCTCGGACTTCGGTTCGCCCTTGGGCTTATCGTCGATCTGAGTAACGGGCTTGCTGCGCCGCACCTTCTTGATAGGTGCCTTCTTCGTGAGTGCCATCGTTCGCATCCTTTCGTTCGACATATGCTGTAACGGCGAGTTCTATACCGCGATAGAGAACTAGGCAAACCCACATGAAGAGTTTGACCAATCCTTCCAACACGTACAGGGACAGCTTCAGCATGTCCCTCAGAATCAGGTACAGCAGAATCATCGTAAGCTCTTGATGATCTTGGCAATGCACCACACTGTGCCGGTAACTGCGAGTGCAACGAGGCACAGGACAATCACTAGCCCAAGAACTGCTCCTACTGCATTCACGCGACCTTTCCCTTCGGTGCGAGTGACCGGCGTTTGCCGAATCGCTTGATGATTCTTCCGCTCGGGTCTTTCACGATGACGACGCGACCCGGAGCGATTTGTGCATGCGTCGTTGCGAACCTCACTGCTGCCTTCCGCGTGGGGAAACTGTAAAGGCACGGTCCGTTGAACCGATTCAGAGTCCCCATCCGTACGGTGTGCATCGTGTCGGTCATAGCGCCGTCCTCTTCTCGTACGCTCGCATCCGCAGACGGCCACGCGCTGCCGCGTCCCACCCGCCGTTCTTGAGTTTGTAGCCGACCGTGTAGGTGTACGCCCGACTCACAGTCAACCCGTTCAACAAGTTCACCTTGTCTCGCCGTTCAGTCCCGCACCGTTCGCAACGAAGGTGATCGAGGTACTGGCGACCTTCCAAGAACGTGATCGTCATCGAGTCCCACATGTGACCGTAGATACGGCAATGCTCGAAGCGAACGTCGATCTGGTCGATAATGTCTTCAGGCATCTCTCAAACCCTTCACTTAACCGTGACTCGGATGTACGGTGAACGCGGCGTAGTCGTGCTCACCGCCGCGACATCGGTCAGTGACACGTCGCCGGACGACATGGCGATGTCGAGCTTCTTCTTGTCCAGAACCAGCGACGTGATCTTCTTCCACGTGCTCGCGCCGACCTTCTTCTTCAGCGCTTCTTCGTCCATGCTGACTGTCTCCGACCGCACGACAGTTCCCGTGATCGTGACACCATCCTCTTCGTCCTTGAAGATGAGCTTGTCGAGTTCGCTGGTCTCCAATTGCTTCAGCAACTCGTCCTGGCGCTCTTTGATCTGTGCGCCGATCTCGTCCTGCCGCTTACGCAACGCGGCAATACGGCGAAGGTTTTCCTCCGGCGAATCGCTGCGGCGCTTCCGCATGGTGACCTTCTTCGTCTTCTTCTCGGGTGCGGTGCTCACAGGAACTCTCCATTCAAGTAGATAGCGATGATGATTCGCAGAGGGATGGTGTAATCGCGGGCATGGCCCTCGACCTCAATCACCGCACGAGTGCGGTTGACTTTGGAAACTCGGCACTGAAGACGACTCAGCCGGGGAATCATCGTGGTGACGAATATCTTGTTTACGAACTCACGTTTCAGTTCGTGCGTGTAGTAGTACTTGCCGTTGTGCTCGATGTTCGCCACGTTCGGCCTTCTGTCCAACGTCGTCAGGCAGTAACCTGAGCTTGCCTGCGCCGGGACATTGACGTCCAGCTTCTCGTCCGGTGCCGCTTTACCAAAGCGTTCAGCCAACTCCGCCGAAACGTCTTCCGGTGTGCGACGCCGCAAACGCTTGTGCTTGCGACCTTCCGGCTCCGTCCCGAATCGCCCATGCGGACCGATACGAGAACGCTCCTTACGGCACGCAACTTCGATCAGCGACAACTGACGACTGTTGAACTCACCCTTGTCGATCAAGTCGCTGATGTCGGCTGCGAGTCTGTTGTTTTCCATACCCATGACGGGCGCTACCTTTCTCTGTTTCGTAGTTCCGGTAATGGTGGTCACCTGAGACTGAGCGGATACGTTCGCGCCCAATACCTGCTTAGCGCGCAATCTCAGGTCGTTACCGCAAGTACGACCACCCGGAGCGCCGGGGTCACCGACGCATTGCTGCCTTCACCAGGCTCTTGCCAAGCATGGTGATGGAGTTCGGCGAATCACCAAGGACGAACATCTCGTGTTCGTTGCGCATCACGTCGAGGTAGTCCTTCCGGCTCCCGCTGTCCATACCCTTGATGAATCGAGCAGTGGTGTCGTCCTGCAAGAACAACGCCGCAGTGGTGACTCCACCCGCTCGCATTCGCTTGATGACCTCGGTTGCTTCTTCCCGGTCATCCCACCCTCCGTCCGATACGGAAATCAGAATCTTCTTCTTCCGCTCGCTTCGGGCCATGATCCGCAACGCCTCCATCGCTGCCGGTTCGACCGTGGTGCCACCGTTGGACGACACGTGACGCGGCTGTGAGGTTGCCACATCATTAGGCCGGTACAGGTATGACGCCTGGCTCCCGAAGGTGATCACCGAACAACGGGCGTCACCTCCCAGACCGTCGATGCCGTACTTGATCGACCATGCGGCCTGACACGCCTGAGCCATCAGTTGCGACATCGAATACGAACGATCCAACAACACGACCAGCTCGATGCTTGACGCGTCCTGCTTTCCCTCTTTCCACAAGTCGAAAACGGTATCGATCGAATCACCACGAACAGCTCGCATGATGTTCAGTCGACCCGAATCGTGACCTCGGTCGAAACCGGGATCAGCGTCTTCCGAGATACGGGAAAGCTGCTTGCGGAATGCACCAGCCTGCTGCGAGTACTCGGGGTACGACTTGTGATTGGTGTAGTTCGTGCTCGCCAACACACCATTGAACTTGTCACCCTTGCTGTTGAGGGTTCGGTTCTGCTGCGCGGTGTTCGCCACAACCTCGGCGTCCTGCATGGCACCGTTCAGTGCCTTACGCAAAGCGCCGATCGTGTCCGGCCCTCCCGGTCCACTGCTGCCATCACCAGCGCTAGAACCGTTGCCCGCTCCCTCATCCGGCGAATCCGAACCATCACCCGAGCCGGTATCCGATCCGTCATCGACGCCCTTACCGCCGCCATCACTCTTGGCCGGGGTATCGCCCTTCTTGCTCTGGCCCTCGGCACCGGCCATTCCGGCGTCTGCACACCCGGAGCTTCCGCCGTCGACTGCCTTGGGATGAGCGAAAGGGTTAGGCAGACCGTTGCTGGTCGAGTCGGGATCGTTCTTGCGCTTGCCCTTGGACAGCAGGTCTGTGAACTCCACGATCAAGCTGTGCGCGTGGTTGAGCGTCATCACGTTCATGATCTTGCCGAAGCGAATCTTGACGTACTCGTCGATGATTGCTTCCATGCGACGGAGGTTCGCGACTGTCCAGTTACGATAAGCCGGATCGTTCGCTACCGTGCGGAAGTGATCGCGCATGTGCTGGGGGAGGTAGCGGCGACCGTAAACGATCGGCCACGATTCCGCCAAGCACTCTTCCAGGTTATTGCGACCGCGTGCTTGCCAGTTGACGTTCAGGAAATACTCGGCCACCGTCGCCGTGAGGTAGTGCTTGGTGGTGGTGAACCGAGTCGTCATGATCCCTTCGATGCGCTGATCTTCCAGGAGGTTGTACGCCTGGGCTGCCGCCATGCCTCCGGTCTGAACGACCTTCTGCGCGAGTTGGGTCTTGTGCCCCGGCGTGTACAGAACATGGCAAAGCTCGTGATAGTTCAGACCGTTTGCCACCACCAGACCCGACGTGCTCAGAAAGTCGGGATGACCGGGAAGCTCGTTGATCGTCACATGCGTGCCGTTGACCGTGTACGCCGGAGTGCCGTCGCCGTACGTCTGATCCGCCTCGGGGACGATCTTCACTGACACGCGTCGTCCGGCAAGTGCGGAGTCTGCGGTGGCGAAGACCTGCCCGAGTTGGGTAAGGCGAACCGTGTTCTCCTCTTCTTTCGTCAGCATCATCGATCGTTTGGTGATCTTCATGTCACGCTCCTTTCAGGTTTGGTTTGCGATGCTGGCTAAGACTCAGAAAGCGTTGTCCAGCTCGTCGTCTTCGTCGTCGTCATCGAACGCAACATCGTCGTCCGACTCTTCTTCCGAATCATCGTCGTCGGAGTCGTCGTCCTCGTCGGTCCATTCCCAGTCCAGACCCTCGATGCCCCACTCATCGTCGACCAGAACGTAGGTCTTGTGCCCCTCGTTCTCGGGATCGTCGGCTTCCACGACGCGCTGCTTGTCCTCGCGAACCGGATCGATCAGGCTTTCAAGCTCCTTGCGCAGCTTTGCCAACTTCCGTTCCTCGGCCTTACGTGCACGCTCTTCGGCCTTACGAGCCTTCTCGTCAAGCTCGCGGTCCAGGTTGTCGCGGTAGGTGTCCATGATCAGGCGAACCGCTCCACGCTCTTCGGCCTGGTAGTGCGAGATGAACATGAACGCGGCGTAGTCATACCCCATGTCGTTGTAGTTGCTCTCGAACTCCATCAGCATGTTCGTGCTGCACGGCGTCTCCAAGCCGCCGTTGTCGGCGTCGACCCGGAGCTTTTCGGCCATGTCGATCAGAGACTTGGACTTCAGCAACTTCTTCTCGACCTCGTTGTCGTACCCCCACGGAATCTGGACGGAGAACCGGTTGCGAAACGCCTTGTTCAGTGGACGCGTGCCCTCGTATTCGGGGTTCATGTCCGCGACGATCAGCAAGTCCTCGTTGGCGTCGATCACTTCGGCGTTGTGATCCAGCAGAGTGATCTGTCGACGCTTGTCCAGCAGACCGAACAGAACCGTTGCCACTCGGTCCGGCATGAAGTTGACTTCATTGATCAGCAAGACACCTCCGTTGCGAACGATCGACGTGACCGGGCCGTCCACCCACTCGATCGATCCGTTCGGCATGGGCACGAACTTGCCGAACAACTGCGAAGGCTCGATGCCGATGTTCGACGGGATCGCGTAGAACGGCACCTCTTTGTAGGCTGCGTAAGCCAGAATCGCTGAGGTCTTCGCGCAACCGGTCGGGCCTTCGAGCAGAACGTTTTCGTTACGTGCGAAAGCGCGCTCGAAGATGTCGAAGTCGGTGAGGTCTTTGCTACCCCGCGCCTTGTCGCCCGCGATGACCACTCGACTGACGTACGAATCGTAGAACGACTTCTCGGGGATGATTGCCTGGCGCGGTGCTGCGACCTCTTTCTTCACGGCGGGCTTGCGAACTCGGGTGCGTGCTGCGGTCATGTCTTACTCTCCTGTTTCGTTGCGGGGTTGGTTTGTGTTTGTATCAGCGACCTACGACAAGACGCCGTTCTCGTTCAGCAAGGCGATCAAACCGGCCTTGTTGAGCTTGCCGTAGCCGGTCAACTTGAACTGCTTGCAGAGTGCGCGGAGGTCGTCGCGGGTGTGCTCTTCGAGCGGCACCGTCGTGGACACCTCCACGGTGACCTTGTCGGCCTCGAAGTCGCCCGGTGCGGTGTTGGACGCCTTGACCGTCACCTCGGGCTTCAGCGTGTCCGTCAGGCGGCTGTTCGGGGCCTCCTGAACCTCGCCGTACAGCTCGGGATCGATCTCGCGGTACAGAACGTCGCCCGGTTCGAGGGAGAACTTGCTGTCCCACACTGCGGTGACGTTGTTCTGGTACCGAACTCGGTTGCCCTTGCGACGACGCAGCGACCAGTCGGACTCGGGAACCGAACCGACCGGCAGGGTGCTCGGGAAGCTGGACATTGCGATGGTGGTGTGAACGCTCATTGTGATTCTCCTAATTGATTGGTGTTTGTTGGTGAGTTGGTGATGATCGGTTACATGCGACCAATCGGGATTCCTGCGGCGCTGTCCTCCCGGTTGCCGTTGCCGACGCACGGCCACGGATCGGAGTCCTTCACCTTGTTGCATTCGACGCAGCGGTAAACGAACTCGAAACTTCCCGGTGGTGAGAACCGGAAGTCTCGGCAAACATGCTCCATTAGATGTTCTCCCATTCATGACGTTCGATGTTCCAGCGCCACAACTCCATCGTCGGCGCAACGATCACGCAACCGCTCTGGTAGTCCAGCGGGGCCGATCCGTCATCGCCTCGGTAGCGACGGCGTTTGCGGCTCATCCCCGGCACCCGGAGCGAATTACCGATCGGATTGTCCAGGCACATCCACTCCCGGTTGCAGAATCGGAACAAGTCGCCCTGATAGACGAGCACCGTTCCTTCGCGGGTCGCCTGGCTCTGGTTACGCTGCTGTGCCATGTTCAGTAAACCTCCGGGCAGAATGCATTGCGGGAAATTGCGACGATCTCGGAACCGCGACCTGCTGCGGTCCGGCTGTTCTGGACGATGAGGGCGATTGCGTTCTGTACCGTCACGTCATCGTTGCCGTTGGAGTACATCTGGCAGATCATGCGACCAAGGAGGACGGCGCGGTCGTTGTCTGCGATCGACAACCCCGCATCCCTCAGCTTGTCGAGGTACCGCTGCTCGGGAGTTCGGGGATCGACGTTCGGTGCCGGAGAAACGATCGCCCTGCTGGGGTCGTAGGTGCTCTGGACTGTGGTCGAATCCGGCGTGCACGCGGTGAGTCCGGCAGTAACCGCTCCCGCGAAGATGATCGTTGCTCCGATGAACTTACGCATTTTTAGTACCGCTCACTTTCGTGGATCGTTGTTTCTTGATGGGTAGGGAACACTCTGGATTGATTGCTTGTTCCAGAAACCGTTCTCTGTCGAACGCCGGGTAGATACGATCGAGTTCGTTTGCGATCGCAGTTACCGCCTTCACGGATAGCTTCTCTTTGTTCAGGACGCTAGCGACGTTGACAAAATCAGCTCGTGACATCATCTTGGGCACCCGGAGCTTTCTAGATCAGTGCTGCGTACGCCTTAGCGTCTTCTATGGTGCGGTGCTCCGAGTAGTGAATCTCGGTTCCGTGCTCGTCTTCCACGCCCAGCACGTACCAGTTCTCGCCAGTGGAAGCGTAGTTGTGCGGGTAGTAGTTGACCTCGTAGTAGTACCCGTCCACGATGCACGTTCCGTGCGATCGACGCTCGCTGATCTTTTCAGTGACGAACGGAAGCTCGATCGGTGCTTCGCCGGTCGGGTCGCAGAACGGCGACCCCTGATGCAAGCGCACGTCCTGCCCTGCGATGTTCTCGACGGTGAAGCGGCGGCGTGCAAATGTTGCGGTACGTGTAGTCATGGTGACTCCTTAATGTTGCTGTTGGTGGTTTTCCTGACTCATGGAACACCGCCTCGACACTTGGCTCACTACAGCGGCAGTTGTTGCCAAGTGTCGGACGGTCTACCCATAAGGTAGGGCCGATGGTTTAGGTATCCCCGAATGCGCCGCAACCTCGGCTAAACGATTGCGCACTCGGTCGATCTGAGGGGTAGCTGTCTGTCGCTACACCAGCACCGTGATTTCTGATTCCGCTACTTCTCGCATCACATGCACACCCGCAAGGGTCATCGTCGCTCCGGTTGTACTTCGCCCCTACAGGCTTTAACTTCCACTCCGAAACGGATGACTGCTGTTCTCACGCGCATCACTTGGCGATTTTGGCAGTGTCGATACGTCTGTCACTCGTATCTATCCCCGCAGGCCCATGCATGCGTTCTGTCTACCTATGTCCAGAAGCTCGCGTGCCACCCCGTATCGGGTGATCGCAGTACATGCACAGACCTCGTTGGGTTCACCAGCTAGATCCATTTTCGATATTCAGTGGCTCTCGCGTTGCGGCCCGGCCCGTATCTTCCGAAGGGGCGTTGCCGCTTACTCTGTCCGCTGCTTTAGTTTTCAACGTCTTGCATGATCTATTATGCCCTATGTGGATAGTGATGTCAACTGTTCCCTTATATGTGATCCTGAAGTTACTAAAACCCCTGGTCAAAGGCTTATTTGCAATTGCAAGCACTTTGCTACAACCCTAAAAGTACTGGTTTAGACTTGCATAGGGCTGGTTTAGAGTCCAGATACGTTAGTTCTATAAGTTATAGTTTTGGTAGATGAGTAATTACAGAAGTACTTACATAGATCGAGTAAGTTAATAAAGTACTTACCCCCTATAGAGATAAAGATAGATATATAAGTAGAGAGTCCATGCAGGTTTAAAACTTGGTTGAGTAAGTTTGCAATATCGGTTCTAGCTGCATGTTTGCCACTGTGGACAACTTAGGTGTAGTGTCTGTGTCGTTAGTTCATCAGTTCGTCAACACCGAGGAACTGCTAACCCACCAAACCTAGTGAGGACAACATGGCCGCAGCGAAGAAGAAGCCGACACCCCGTAAGCGTTCGGCTCCTGCCACCAAGAAGACCACCACTGCTCGGAAGGCCACCCCGGCAAAGCGAGCACCGGCCAACAAGAAGGCCACGACCACCAAGGCGACCACTCGGAAGCCCGCCGCCAAGAAGACGGCTCAGACCTACGAACCGCATCCCATCGAGTACACCGATGAGGGCTTCCAGGTCGGCACCGATTCGGCCATCATCGCCACCACCCTCGTGACCGGCGCTTCGGACCGTGCGGAAATCAACGCACTGGCCGAGAAGGAAATCAAGAAGGTCAACGGGCTGACCACTCGTACCGGCAAGGACAAGTACACGCCTTCGATGGTCTCGTCGATTCTTTCCCGCATGCTGGCAACGGGTGAGTACGAGGTTCAGGCTTCGTGGCAGCTCGTGAAGGTCGAGAAGAAGACTCGCGGTCGCAAGAAGAAGTGAATGACTCCGGTTTACCGGCTTCACAAACACCGGCTCTGCTGATAACGGCGGGGCCGGTGTTCTGTATCAGGAGACAATTATGCAACCTACTGAACCTGGTTCTGAGTTCATCGGTGAAATCTCAATCCGTGAGGGCGTCGTGTTCGTGAACGTGCCACCGCAGAAGCTCACTGCCGGTGCAGTGTTCCGACTAGCAGCCGCTCTCGCATCGGCTGGGATGTTGGTTCTGAAGGACGAATACGGCACGGGGGAACAAGTACCGGGATGAACGGTTACCGGCGCTTACAAGGGCATACAGGCGGCATATCGTGCGGGTGTATTGTTGTTCGTTACCGGGCGGGTACCGGTGCGAAGGCATAAGCCAAGACTCTGCCCTTGGAACCTGTCGCCCAGGTCTACCTGAGTAACTGGCGTCCGCCCGGTTTCCAAAATTGAATAACGAGAATCAATGCACGTACAACGTTGCGCGACGTAACACACATTGAAGGGACAAAACCTTATGGCAGTTTCGCCAGAGGCTCTGCTTATCAGCAGCGTCATCAAGACACAGGATGTCAAGACCGCTCTCGCCGAGGGCGCAGTCGAGGACATGTTTCATGTTCACAACGACGAGTGGGAATGGATCGCCCGGTTCTTTAGCAAGTACCGCAAGGCACCATCGAAGCTCGCATTCACCCGAGCGTTTCCTAAGTTCCGCATTCGAGATGTGGACGACATCAAGCACTTCGTATCCGAGGTCAAGATCGAGCACACACGTGCACGCCTGACTGAGCACCTTCGTGACCAAGCCGACCTGCTTTCGCAGGGCAAGGTTCAGGAGGCTTGTGAGCTAGCGCAGTCTGGCATCGTGAAGATCGCCGGGGACATGGGCGGTAGCGATGAAGTCGACGTGCTGGCCGACTGGAAGTCCACCTACAACGAGGTGAAAGCCCGCAAGCTACGGGCAGAGCAGTTTGGGCAGTCTGGTGTTCCCACCGGTATGAGCACCCTGGACGAGTTCACGGGCGGTGTCGGCCCCGGTCAGCTTTGGGTCGTGGGTGCACGCCTCGGTGAAGGCAAGTCGTGGATGCTGGCCGCGATGGCATGCGGTGCGATCACCGGAGGTTACAAGGCGCACTTCGCCGCTTTGGAGATGTCCAAGACCGAAGTGACGATGAGGCTTCACAACCTGCTTTCGTCGTCTTATGGTCGTGCAGTCTTCCAGTCAGTCCAACTGTCTCAGGGCAAGGGATACGACCTGAAGAGCTACCGACGTTTCCTCGAAGACCTTCCGAACCAGATCAAAGGCTCGATCACCGTCACAGACACACGCAATATCGGCGCGATGGAGATCGCCGCACATCTGGAACGCAACAAGCCCGATGTCTACTACCTCGATTACCTCACCTTGGCAAAGACCAGAGGTGACGGAGGGTGGCAGGACATCGGGCATTTCAGTAAAGACCTGAAGCAACTCGCCGGACAATACGGCGTTGGCATGGTCGCCGCAGCACAGTTGAACCGCAGTGGTTCGGAGCCGTCGAAGGAACCGCCTGGCGCTGAGACCATCGCACAGGCTGACGCTATCGGGCAGGACGCCGACGCCGTGATCACGCTGAAGAAGCGGAGTGATCGTGTCACGATGGCAAAGATGGCAAAGTACCGCCACGGTCGCTCGGGTTACTGCTGGTACATGCACGTGGACCTGGACAACGGACTCATCGAAGAAGTCAGCAAGAACCGCGCCGAGGACATCATGGATCAGGATGCCGACCGTCGCGACAAACTGATGGAAGAGATGGGCAAGGGACCGAAGGCACGCAAGCGCAGTGAGCCGGTTTCCACGAGCAAGATCAAATCCACACAGCAAGAGACTTTGGCCGGTGCGTCGGGTCGCAAGTTGCGTAGGCGGATCAAGTGACTACGGCGATGAATCTCAGTCAACACAAGTACGGCAACTTCGCAGAGAGGTATTTGAATGTCCACACGATCACTGGTTCGGAGGCCCTGGCGCTTTGCCCGTTCCACGAAGACCACTCCCCCAGCTTCCAGTTCAACCTCGACAAAGGACTCTACGTCTGTTTCAGTTGCGGAGCGTCCGGCTCGATACGGGGGCTTGAGTCTCGCTTTGGAGTCAGTTATCGATCAATGGGTGTCGGACTCGATGTCCTCTACCGGGCGATTGGTGACCTAGAGCGTCCTGTATGTTCCGAAACGCGTATGAGCGAAGATCAGCTCGCTCAGTTCTCGTTGCCGTCCCGGCACTGGTCCGATCGGGGATTCGAGCAAGCGACCGTCGACAAGTTTGATCTTGGGTACGACGTGATCCGAGATGCGATGACTATTCCCATCCGCGACATGAACGGTGAGTTGATCGGTCTGTGTCGCCGTTACCTGGACCCTGACATGAGGAACCGCTACCGGTACCCCAAAGGCTTCCACAAGCGCGAGCATCTGTTCGGTAGCTGGTTGGTCGCAGATATGCCCGACGTGCCGTCTGTGGCCCTTACAGAGGGTGCTATCGATGCCATGACGGTGTGGCAGTCCGGCGTCCCGGCGATGGCGATCTACGGGAGTTCGGTGTCGTCCGATCAGATCAAGCAACTTCGCATGTTGGGAGTTCGCAAGATCACGATGTTCTTCGACAACGATCGAGCGGGGCAAGAGGTTTCGCAACGCTGCCTTGGCTGGAAACGTGACGAGAACACTGGCAAGTGGATTCGCAAACGCAGTACAGACCTGCGGCGATGGTTCGAGGTATCGACGGTGGATTGGACTACCGCGCCGCGTAAAGCGAAAGACGCGAACGATCTGAGCCAGTCGACCATTCAAAAGATGTTGGCGGAGGCTAAGGTAATCCGATGAACACCTGTAAGACTTGCAACGCAAGCAAAGGTGCCGAAGAGTTTCCACCTAGCGACAGGTACAAGAGCGGCCACCTGCCGAGTTGTCGTGCTTGCTACAACAGTAAAGCGCGCAAGCGATACGCCGACAACGAAGAGCACCGTGAGTTGCGTAAAGCGCATGCTAGAAAGGCGCACACTAAACGCGTCAGAACTGCGCTAGACCTGCGTAAAGACCGCCTGAGCAGATACGGCGTCACGGTAACTTGGTTCAGTCAGCGCCTGAAGAGGCAGCGTGGTCGATGCGCTATCTGCCGTCGAAAAATGCCGTACACCTTGTGCGTGGACCACTGCCACGAGACAGGGAAGGTTCGAGGTCTACTGTGCATCAGTTGCAACCGAGGGCTGGGGTTCTTTGCCGACGACCCGAAACGTATGCAGAGAGCGATTGAATACCTGGAAAGGTCTGTGTAGTATCTACAGCGTGTGTTGGAGTCGCGCCCATAACACGTGCATTGGAAGAAACGCCCCGCCTGTTCCTGAGTCACCTTGTCCCGGTGAGAACGGCGGGGCGTTTCGCATTCTCCTACTCGTCTGAATCGACCACTGACCCCTCGACAGTGATCCTTCCTGAAGAGCCTGAAGGTGGGATCGGTCCGAACCCTTCGCCCAACTCGAAAGTGTGGCGAACAGGACGGTCGGGAAGATCGGGGTCTTCCGCAAGCTCCGATGGCCTGGCTGGTGGTTCTTCACCCAACCGTGCGAGTCGAAGCTCCAACCGATACATGTGCATGGTGGCCGAGAGGTTGTATTGCTTCAGCGCGGCATTGTCACGACGGAGATACCGAAGCTCCATATTGTCTTGCCGCTCGTCCTCTTCCACTTTCCGGCGTCGGAGAACTACAACACCACCAATGGCGGTGATCAGAACACTGAGTCCTGAGAAGATAGATGCAATAAGTTCATTCATTTACTCGATCTCCTCATCGTGCTGCGACTCAGTGTTCTGGTTGACCCCCTTCGATTCTGTCTGTGGAGATGTGTACGACAGCATCATTAGAAGGTTGAGCAACGCGATGCTGGCGGCAAGGGTCGCAGAGACGATGTACGTCCCCTCATTGATGATCGCGGTTGTATAGGACGCTACAGAGTAGCCAACCATCACACAGCCACCGACAAGATGTGCTGACGGCAGGTACCTCCGCCAATGCGCAACTGCCAAAAGCAGAAGCACTCCTGTAGCGAAGAACGCGACTCCCCAAACAGGGACGGCTGTCAGGTTCTCTATGTAGATGACGACGCTGTTCTGAGCCGATCTCTTTCCTGGGTTGGGATTGCGGACCAACTGATCAGGATTGAGATAGGCAGTTCCCAGAATCAGGAAAAGTGCACCGAGCGTCACCGACATTAGATGCCGGATTCGATCACGTTTGCGACCTGCCATGTATGGCACGCTTTCCTCTCCCGTTGCCTGGTCGTCGTTATCGCGGCTCGACATCGAATAGCTCCTGTTCTGTGCTGAGTGAGCGCACCACAGCGGCGAACAGAAACCAACGACGGCGATCAAGTGGTGCCAACTTCGCCCACTCCCGACTGGTGTCGATCGATGCATCACCAATCTCGGCGGCGGCTGTCTGCCGATACAGTTCCGATTCATCATTGCCCTCTTGGATGACGCGGACGCCGTGCATGATGATTTGCTGAGAACGCTCATCCAACGATTCCCAATCTGGCGAACCGTCGAACTCGTTCAGGGCTGCGGCGACAACCCGTGCGATCTCTTCAGTGCTCATGGCCGCGATCCATTTGCAGTGTTCTCGATCCACATGCGCGATGCCTCTGCCGCCTTGTCGATCGCCGGTTCCGCAACATGCTCGGGGAACGGCTCGGAAGCCAGAACACGCTGAACGGTTCCGAGGACGGCGGGGTCGAGAATGGCCTGCTGGACCTGTGCCGCTCCCTGGTACGTGAAACCGTTCTTGGTGTTCTTGACTCCGATGATGGTTCCCACGAAGCCGACCACCGCGATGACGATGGTGAGCCACTGAGGGACTTCGGTTCCCTGAGTCACATAGAAGGTCGCCATCGACGCGGCAAGAGTAGTGAGACCTCCGATTGCTGCGTTGACAGTGTTTGCCGACTTCCGGTACCAGGACTGCTTAGCCAACTCCCGCTGCGCCCACCCTGCGAGTGCGTTCTGAATGTCAGCGGGACCGGGAGTGACACCGGGAACCGGCGGCACATATCCCTTGAATGTCTCGGGCAGCTGTGTGCCGTTGTAAGCGTTGTTTTCGGTCATCGGATGATTCCTTCCAGCTTGTCGAGTTCTGCGTTCACAACGGCGATCTGGCGGGCCTCTGGGCCGGTCGCTGCAACGCCGCCCTTGTAGGTGTCCATCGCCGTCGTGAGATTGTCTGCCGCGTCCAGAACAGCAGAGGCGTCGGGGCGAACCACGTCCGGCCATACGGCGGGGAGGGTGCCACGGAACTGCATGACCTTGTAGGGCCATCCCACTGTGGTGTTCCACTGCGAGACCACGATGTCGACGCCGCCATCGACACCCAACTTCGAGCCGGGGACGATGTAGCCGCCGTAGGTCTGCGCGACCTTGCCGACCGTGTGATCCTCTTCCGGCCATTCGCAACCCCAGATGAGTCGCTTTGCCGGTGTCGTGTACAGATTCGCGGTCGGGGACGAGAGCACTCGGTAGGACAGCCCGAGGCTGTGCATCGAGAGTCCGCCGAGAACCCAACCGTTTGCCAACTTGCGAAGAGTCAGCTCTCCCCACTTCTCGCCGGATGGGGTGATCACCGAGGGGTTGACGTTAGTGCGCCACCCCCATGTGCCGTTGTAGTTCCATACCTGCCAGAGAGACTGGTTGTTGATCTGCGTCGGGCGGAAGCGACGGAGAACAATACCCTTGTCACGCTGGAATCCGGTCGAGACCGCGTACACATAGTCGTCGTCCGCGTTGTAGTCCCACGAGAGGCACTGCAACAGACCGTTGCCTGCTGTGCCGGAGAGCTTGCTGTTCTCACCGAGGTGGGTCCACGAGATACCGCTGTCTTCGGACTTCCAAATCTCGGTCCACGCGACAGTCGGGAAACCCTTGTTAACCATCACGTGCAGGTAGAGGGTGTTGCCGATTCGCAAAAGATCGGATGGGAGAACGGTCGAGATACCGCCCTTGGTCCACGGCGGAGAGTCGTGGGTGTAGGCCCACAACTGCCGTGCGTAGTTGGGGTCGCTGCCACCGGCACGCTCCCACTGAATGACGCCGTTCGCGCCCTTGCTGCCGATGAGGATGACGGGTGCGCGCCAATCGATGCCGCCCACTCGATCCTTCCAGGTATCTCCGAAGACGGCGACGAGCTTGCCGTTCGGCGCTTCGATCATTGCACCGAGATCGGTTGCTCGCATTCCGAAACGGTCGGAGAGTCCATCGCCGGTCAGATCGGACACCTTGACGGCGCGCTCCGATGCTGGCTGTTCAGGATTCGTCACAGGGGGTACCTCCTTGTTGTCGTCGCTACCGGATGGCGCGACGTGTTTCTTGGCGTTCCTCAACCAGTCTGCGGGATTGACGTAGACCTTTGGGTTGTACTCGTACGGATGAACCGCGACATGCAAGTGAGGGCCGGTCGACTCACCGTTGGAACCGACGTATCCCAGCAACTGCCCTGCCTGGACACGAGACCCAATCTTTAGTCCTGTGGCAAACGCGTTCCACATGTGCCCGTACTCGACACACCCGGCACCCTGCGCGTTGTCAGAGTCGACCACGATCCACTGCCCGTAACCGTCTGCGGGGCCGATGTAGAGCACGGTTCCGGCCTGCATGGCATAAAACGGCGTCCCGTCCTTGGCCTCGAAGTCCAGGCCACGATGGAAGCCACCATCTCGCGGGCCATATCCCGACCCGATCTTGTACGTGCCCTCGACCAGCGGCATGAATCGACCAGTCGGCTTCGGAGTGGGCACGAACGGCTTCGTCGGATCAGGAGCCTCAGGCTTGGCGTCGGTGATCTTCCAACCACCCGTGATGACGGAATCCCACTCCCCCTTGGCGAGCAGGCCCTTCATCTTGTTCGAGTCAGTGAACCAACCCTTCGCCTTTTGGAGCTTGGCAACTGCATCTGCGGTCTGCGCGTCCCACTTCTTCGAGGCGGTGATGCCGACCTTGGTCTGCCAGCGACCGAGACCGTCTTTCCACTCCGGTAGGTCGCCCGAGAACTGGCCGCTGATCGACTGCTCTGGACCGTCGAGAGGGCCGTAGTAGTAACCGACCGGCAACGGCCAAGCGTTGGGATCGATCGGCTTCGTCGGCTCCACGGAACCTTCCAGGACGTACGAGTACGGGAACGTATCGGGAATATCCCAATGCGTACCGTCCTTGAACCCCTTCAGTACCACCGAGCCGTAGGTGTAGTTGTTGTGCGACGAGACCCCGCGCTTGTTTTGGCCGACACCCTTGATGTCAACACGAGTCTTGGGGATTCCCGTTTCCCTACACACGTGATCGATCAGGAACCGGAGCATCTTCAACATCTTCTCGTGTTCCAGCCACTGTGCTCGCGATTTCGGCTGGTTCTCGCGTGCTGTGATGCCGTATCCAGTTGCGCCGGACGACAGGACGAGGCAGATGTTGATCGACACGTCGTTGTCCGAGAGAACCGCCCACGCGCTGTTGTTCAGCGCGATGGTCTGGATGATCTCATTGTCGTCGATCAGGTAGTGATACGAGCCAGTCTGACTGGTCGCCTGATACTGCATCGTGCCTCGGGCAGTCGACACCCAATCCTTGCCCTCCGACGAGTGCAGGTAAACGCGAAGACGGCCACTGTTGCCAGCGTTGTATCCGACTCCCGATGTCTTAATCATGTCGACGATCGGGAACTTCTCGATTGGATTGGGGTTCTTGGAAAGCGACCATTGTCCATAGTCAGCCTTCAAGAGAATGTTCCAGTCGACGCCGGTTCCGCCCACTCGGTCTTTGTCGATCCGAACTTGGTGCATGTGGGCGTCGGGGTGGTGGGGGTGCTCGGCCTTGCCATCCCAGTTGTGTTGCCAGAACCAGGTAACGGGGGCACCGAGAGACTTCAGCCAATCCCATGTCTGAGCGTTGCAGTAGATGCCGGTGTATTCCTTGCCCCAGACCTCTGCCCAGCCCTTGATGAACGGCAGGACGTACTTCGTCACCTCATCCATCGTCGGGTTGTCGTCACATGGCGCGTAGCAGGGACGCCACGGAGTGCCCCCGGCCTTCCAGTGGTTCGAGAGGGCGATTGCACCGTGGCGCTTCCCCGCTTCGTATCCACCACGCCAGTCAGACGGAGTGGCATCCCCGGTTTTCCCGTACTGGTAATTCGAGACGATCTGAATGCCCGCGTCTCGAAGTCGCTTTGCGTACTCCGCCTTCATCGGCTTCACAGCCTTCATCCACGGAGCAGACGGGCGCGCTTCCGAGATGTAGTTGATGACGGCTTCGACTCCCGCTGCCTTGATGGCGGCAGGATCGATCTCGTTGGCGGAGAAGTCGATACCTACGCGATCAGCCATTTTCAGAACCTCCGTAAATACGGTTGTACTCGTTCACGTACGCCTGCACGAGGTCGTATCGTGCTGCGATTCGGGCCGTCAGTTCCTCTTTGGCCGACTCCGACTGCCCGTGCTGGCACTCGAACAGCAAGCACTCTTCAGCGGCGATCGTCGACTCGTGCTCCTTGATCCGGTCGAGGATGATCTGCCGCGTCTCTTCACCAGACAAGACCGCCTTGGTGCCGAAGCTCAGCGACGGTTCGGGGTTCGGGGTCTCGTTGCCGTCTTCCGGCCCCCACTCCTTCACGTCTGCACCATCGACGACTTCGCTGTCGATGAGGGTGGAGTCTTTGCTAATCGATCGGTTATCCACGATGTCCATTTCTTCTCTTTCCTGTTTGATGTTCCAGCTCATCAGGCGTATCCGGCAAAGCGAATCGCACAGCGCGATCGGTAGTCCCCCGAGTTCAGGGTATTGGCCGTGAAGAAGAACGAGTCGATCTGGATCATGAACTCCAATGTGTCATTGGCATTCAGGTAAACCAGGTCGTTCAGCGAGAGAGTGACGACATCGAAGCCGACTGCTTTCGCGTAGTCACGGCGGTACTTCAGTTCGAGGTTGTTGTTGATTCGGAAAGTGGCAGAACCGGCTCCTGTGAAGTTCATCGAGCAGTGGGCCAGAGCACGCACGTCGTACCAACCGGTGAACGGCACCGTGATCTTGGAACTCCCGCTGGTGAATCCGAATGCGTTCTCGGTGTCGTTGGTCTCACCGAACCAGTTGATCGCCACCCATGCGTTCTTCACGCTCTGCGAAGTCTGCGTGTAGTACTCGGCGGCGAACGCAGACTCGAACGTCGACCACCGCTGTGCTGCCTGGTCGTAACTCTGCAACTTGCGCCCGTTCTGGCGGTACTGCTGGCCGCGCATCGTCAAGAGGACGGCACCGGCGGCAACTGCGTTGGTGTCCATACCGATTTCGAGAGTTCCGTCTCGGTTCAGACGTGCTTTCGCCGCACCGTTCTCGTCCTGAGCGAGAAAGTGCTGTCCGGTGGTGGCCGTCGTTTTGATCTGGGAGAGAACCCCCGCGTTGTTGCCCGATCCCTGGATAACTCGCAGGTTCGTGCCCTGAATCTCTCCCGCCGACGTGATCGGTCCACTGAAGGCGTTCAAACCGGTGCCTGTAGTCGCCAGAGAGCGAAGAACACCGTCACCCCGGTAGTTGATACCGGCCACCTTGTTCTCGTCGCTGTCCTGGGCCAGGAGAAGGTCTGCGGCCTGACTCACCGCACCACGAACGACGACAGGTGCCCAATCAGGCTCGTTGGCGACGAACCGTGCGCCGTGCTTGGCGTCGTTCACACCGAAACGAACACGCTCGGGGGCCAGACCATCGGCACCCGCCGTACCGGCCACGACACCAAGACTCGATCCCGCCGACGTATCACCGGGCTGCTGGCGGACCACGAGACCGCCGACACCGAACCCGCTTGCCGTGTTGCGGAAGACGAGCTGTGCCTGAATCAGCGAACTGGTGCCCGAGTTGGTCGCGGTGTAGTTCGAGTTGACCGCAACGTTGTCCGCTGCATTGATCGCCTTGTTGTCTCGATTACCAACGGCAAGTCGACCGCTGTTATCCAACTTCAGAAGCTGAGTAGCACCGGACTGGTTCTCGACTGCGACTGCCGTGTTCGCATTCGGCAGAGTGGTGTTGGTTCGCGCCAACAGTGCGGGGCGTGTGGTGCCCGAGTTCTGAATGTAGAGCTGAGCGTCCTGCGGGGTGAGCGAACCGGCCATCAGACGACCGAGGGTGTTCACATCACCGCTGGCCGTGATCTGCGTTAGGTCCGCGCTTGTCGAGGTCTTCGTCTCGATGAGGTTGCCGGACTGCGCCATCGCACCGTAGACCGTCACTCCCGACGCATTGGCCGACTTCGACGTGACGCCGACCGTGTGAGGGAGGTTGTTCGCGGGGGCCGCTGCATCCGACTGGTACAGCCGAGTGGACGACGCCACGACATCACCGTTTGCCTGTACGCGGAAACGATTCTTGTTGTCGTGAGTCGTTCGGATCGCATCGGCGGTCGTGCCTGCGGGGAGGTCGATCCACAATGCCGGATCGTTGCCCTCGGTCTTGGTGATCTTCACCGCGTTCTTGGGGAACCCGACCTGTGCCCACTGAGTGCCGGTGTCGCGGTAGATCACACCATCAGTGTCAACGTAGTACCGCCCCTCGACTTCCGGCGACGGGCGATCATCGAGCGGGCCATACTCGAAACGGCCTGCCCACTTTTCCAGGTTGAAGAACGCCTCGTTGAAGTCTTCCCGCGACGGCGAATCGGTAGTACCCGACGACCACTGCGGGAGTCGCATCCGTGGGGTGCGTGTTTCAGTCATCTCTCAATCTCCCTTAGTTAGCTTGCTGCTTTGCGAACGAGGAACGCATCGAGACTGATCGACGTGTTCACGTCACCATTATCGCTGGCGATTCTCAGTTTGTAATTTCCCGCATCTGTCGGGATGATTCCCGTGTTGAGTCGCTTCCACTCGTTCGGGCCTGTCGCATCAAGTGGAGTCGTCACCACAACGGTGTCGGCCAGCATGAGTTCGACGCGGCTCGGGACAGTGCATCGGTATGTGAACCCGTACACCCACGCCTCGTTAGCCGTCATGGCAAACGTCGGCGAAGTGATCGCCTTGGCACCAGTGCCGGACATGTCGCCACGGAGGTATCCGGTGCCGTCCACACCACCACCGCTTCGAGTGAGAGTGATGGCACCGCTTGCGGTCCATCCGTCGATGTTTTCCTCGAACGACGGGTTGGTGATGACGTTCCCTGCGATACCGGTGTACGAGATACCCGCCATTTCGATCTGGCCCCATGTCGAGGTGTTCCAGTCGTTCCAGTAGGGCAGTGCCGCTTCCAGAGCATCCCAAGACGCCGTGTAGGTGCGGTGATAGAGGCGCACACCCGCAGGCTTCAAGTTCGGCTTGTTCACCGCCTGCAAGAGGATGAACGACGACGGGGATTCATCCTGTCGAGTGAGCATCGTCAAGTCCCAGACTGTACCCGGCACGAGCTGTCCGCTGACGACCTTGGTGTGCGGCAGCGCCACCGCATACCGAGAACCACTCAGTACACTGCGAGCGGCTTTTTCGAGAGCGTCTTTGGACCCCGCACGATAACCGGCGGACGCGTAGTAGATCGAGTCGCGAGTGTCGTAGTCGGTGTCGTTCACTCCGACCTGAACGCCGACAAGCTGACCGAGCCACATCAACCATTCCTTGTCGGCTGAACGCGGGTCGACCAGATCAGACGTAGACCCGAGTACCGGGGCGTTGGCAATCCGGTTCGGATGCTCGTAACGGGTATGCCGCTGTGCGTAACGCTTTCGGTATTCCAGCTCGATCTGTGAACGGTACCGAAATCGCTCGATGAGCAAGTCGACATCACCCAAGATGTCACCCAACGATGAGATGTACCGCTTGAACGCGTAGTCCTGCTGTGCATCGGTCTCCCGGTACACGTCCGGCAACTTGTCGTAGATACGCTCCGTAGTGACGCTGTAGATCGGTTCGTTAGACATTGGCTTCACTCGCGATCGATACGTTGATCGTCCCGAGATTGGCGAGGGGAGCGGAACCAGCCAGGTAGACATCGCTCGCTGGCTCGATCAACTGCGTCACGTAGTCGACTTCTGGAAGTTCGGCAACAACGCCCATCAGCTCGTTGTAGTAGACCGTCGCTTTCCACGGCCACACGTCTGTGTTGAGCCAGTTGCGGACCGCCGTCGACACTGCATCTACAACGCGCTCGTTCGGGTATCCACGATTCGGCTTTACTCGCACGTTCACGTTCACGGTGGTGATCACCGGATCGACCGTGTGAAGGATCAGAGGCGCGAACTTGCGGGTCGTGAAGCTGTCGATGACGGCTTGTTTCTCTACCGCAGGCATGATGCCGCCGTCGCCGTACAGAGCGAGAGTCAGGTGGCCGGGATGATCGCCCGGTACTCCGGTGCCGAGGGTCGAATCGAAGTTGTCGAGGGCACGAGCACGCCGAACGGTCGGGTCTTCCAGCGCCGCAAGCTCGAAGTGGTTCGGGGTGACCAGGGTGTCGGTGAGACGCCCGAATCGCTGCACACCACGGTTGAACCACGCCTTGTCACTCTCGGGGACGCGGCCACCCAGCACGATCTCTGTGTTGACCACACCATTCACGTACTGAAGCTGATCGAGCACCTGAAACCGAGTGGCTGGCGGGACACCGTTTACGACATCAGTAACCTCAGTAGCCGTCACGGGGATCGTTCCCGAGGTCATGCCGTATGGGATCGTCAGAGCGGCAGTGGTCTCGAAGACCGTGCTGCCGTATCCCTGTTCCGGCGGAAGCAACAGACGAGTGCGTGCCGGAATGGTGTAGCCCATCGTATTGACGACCTGGAACTCGACTGTGGTGGTGGCAAACGCACCTGCATCCCGCTCGATGCCGTACAGACGCATCAGGGCGGTCATGATCGCGTTCGGGAGTCGGTTGATCGCATACACCGATTCACTGACTGCCACCGCCAGTGCCTCCATAAGCATCACTTCGGTGTTGTCCTCGCGGGGGTTCCACCCCGGCATGCGGGATTGCAACTCCGTGATCGCGGTACGGAGGATGTCGTTGGGGTCTTTGTCGTACAGCCGCAGTTCGACATACTGCGAGAGGTCGGGCGTGCTTCCACCGGTCGTCATATCAATTGCTCCTTACCGCGCCCTGCGCCATGTTGAACTCGACGACCACGTTTTCCTGTGCATCGTTCAAGTAAGACCGGCGAATGCGTGTGATCTCTACGGGTAGACCATACTGGGCCACCTGCACGGAGAGTGCCGAAGCGGTGAAGCCCTCGAACGCCGGATCGTTGACTCCGAAGGCTGGTGCCATCTGTCGTTCACCCGGCCTGGTTCCCAAGAGAACGGACAGTCGCTCGGCGCAATAGACATCGGACTCGTCGTCGTTCGTGACGGCGTATCCCTGCTTGTCCAGGCGGAATGGGAAGGAAAGTAGTTGCGTGCTCATGGTGTCGGTTCCTCGATCTCGTCTTCGTAACTGCGTTCAATAAGGTCAGTAACGCCGTCCCCGTCTGTATCCACTTGGATCAGCTCGTACGGTTCGGGGTGCATGTCCACGTACCGCCCGACGATGATGAATTGGTCTCGGTATAGGTAATTGGCAATCAAAACCTTGTCGCCGGACTTGTATGGGTCGGGAGCCACGGGGTTGCGGATGTCCGATGGAGCCGGTGGGAGCGTGGCCGCGTTGCCGCCGTCGAACTCCGATGCGTACATGCGGTCGGTACCGGCGATGAAGTGCATGGGTCCATACGTCACGACCTGGCCTCCGGTGAACACTTCCACCATGTAGCCAGAGTCGTTATCCGATTTGCCAACGACAGTAGCGACGAAGAAAGTCCTCACAGGTACGCCACCCCCGGAATGAGTGCGCCGTTCTCGAACGTGGTGAGGAAGTCGATACCGGGGTCCATGTACTTCTGAGCGAGTCGGTAGTTCTCTTCCACGATGATCCGGCGGCGGTCCCCGAGGGACAGGCAAACGACCCCCTTGTTGATCAGGAGAGCGCCCCGCGTGCTTGCGGCGACATCTGGGGCCACGATCGAGTTCGTGGACTGTAGGAGGGCCATCAGGTCGAAGTAGTCAGTGGGGATGAACGCTCCGGCCTGTTCGACGGCATATGCCAGTGACTGATAGGCGAGGGTCATGTCGACGACGGGCGCAGACGGCGGTACGAACACGTCACCCTCGCTGTAGTAGGTCGCCACGTTCTGCTGACACCAGAATGCGACATCGAGGGCCGACTTGGTGCTGTGACCACCGCCGTAGAACGCGCCTGCCATTTCGCCACTCTCCTAAGTGATTCGTACTGCGTATGAAGCTCTCATCTTAGAGACCATGACCATCGTTCCTGACATCTGAGCTTCCACCATCTTCCCACCGCCGATATACATACCCACGTGCCCATCACCGTTCGACAAGAGCAGATCGCCTGGGCGCGCATTGCCTGCGGGAATCTGAGGTCCAGCGTTTTTCTGAGCGTACGTAACACGCGGTAGCTTCACGCGACCACGGGAGCCTTGGTACCAGCCGTACTGCATCAGACCAGAGCAGTCGAACCCAACCTTGTTGTAATCGCCCATCTGATCGGCGTATCCGCCATCGCGGATGCCCCGAGTCGGACCGTTGTACCCGCCGCCACCCCACGCATACGGAGCCTTACCGACCCACTTCAGACATGCGTTGCACGCCCGCTCGCCATCCGTGTTGCCTGCCAGACCAGAACCGGCACCAGTACCGCCACCCGGCCTCTTAGCCCCTGTCGACCCGGCCTCCTGTTTCTCGACCTTCCACGGGTACCGCGCCTTGACCTGAACATCACCGAGACCAGCCAGCGGATAGCTGACTTCGGTAACGAGCATCTTCTTGTCCGACATGGCCTTGAAGATTCCCTTTACGAGAATCCCATTACCAGGCATGATCTTTCCCGCAGCTTCAATCGGCAGCGTGAACGAGATCGTATCGTCTGTCTTTTGCGAAGTCGACATCTCGATGTCTGGCAAATCCATCAGCCGGAAGATGTCGTTACTGACTGAGGTGCCCCAGCCAACGGTAATGGTCGGCTGCTTGTCGAAGAGCCACTGCGGGGTGGCGAAGTACAACGTGTTCAGGGATTCGTAAAGCAGATAACCCTCTTCACCCGCAAGTCGCTTCAGCGTGGTCCACTCATTCGCTTCCGCGTTCTTGTCTTCCTTGCTTGCCACGTCACGAGCGATCGATGGTCGTTTCTTGGTGTCCTGTCCGATGAACTTCATGCCACAGTGAGCGGCGGCGTCTTTCGCATATTGCGTAGCACTGATGTTCTGTCGGTTGAGTGCACCCTTGATGTTGCGTGCGCGACCGATACCGCCTGGTTGCAGCTTCAGAGTGGTGCCGCCCAAGCCGGACGGACCGCCGTCGAGAGAGAAACTGGACACGAACAACGGCATCGAGGTGCCGTACATGGCTTTCTTGCCGATCGGACCGCGATCACCCTTGAACGACTCGATGAACGCCCAGTTCGGATCGTTGAGGGCGAAGCTCATCTCGGACGCCTGGTCGGTCGTTAGCGACAGATCGGCAGACAAGAGCATGCGCTCTGTGTCCTTGCGGTAACCGCCACCTTCGACGGTGAGACGCTGGAAGAGATTGGTGTTAGTCATTTCATTTGCCCTTTATCAGTAAACCTGTGCGACCCACTGATTCGCCTCGCCCATGCGCTGCGAATACCGACCGGGGTAGGCGGACACCTGGACTCGCTGGCACGCGGCACCAGGGTCCATTGCTCGCCAGTTGAACGTCATCATCTTGTTGAAGAACAGACCAGCCGAGGCACGTGGATTCATGCGCTGAGCGAGTGTTCCCCAACCGGCCTGTCGCTGCTGGAACAGTCCCACGGAGTCGTGGTCACTACCAACCGCGTCGTGCGGGTACTTCAGAGATTCGGGAACTGCGTAGTTGGCATACATCGTTAGGTTGGTCTCGACAAGTGCCGTAGCGATCCCGTTACGCGCACCATCGCGACCGAGGTTGCGTTCCTTTGCGGCATTGCAAATCTCAGTAGCGTAGAACCTCTTTCCCTTACCGCTACCGCCCATACCGACACCGCCGCGTCCACCTCCACCGATCGTGCCGATGTCCATAGGTGGTTGTGGCTTCCGACGCTCGGACTTCTCGACCGTCCATGGCATTTTGGCTTTGACCGTGAAGTCTCCCTGCCCTGCAACGGGATACGTGACTTCTGTAACCAAGAGCTTCTTGGCGATCTTTGGTACACCATGAACGGTGATCGTGTGGCCTGGGAGGATACTTCCCGCCGCTTCGATCGGAAGACTGAAGCCGATCTCGTCTTCGGTGTTCTGGCTACCGAACCCAACGTCAGGTGCTTTGAGCATTGCATGCTTGCGCGAACTACCAATCGTGTTGAGTGCACCGGCCCAATAGACGTTCACGTTCGGGCGGTTCTCGAAGAGCCACTTAGGGGACGCGAAGTACAGGGTGTTCAGGCACTCGTACGCGATATAGCCTTCTTCCCCGGCCAAACCGAGGATGGTGGTCCATTCGTTGCGCTCGTCGCCGCTACCGAGGCCGTCTTTCGTATCGCGCTCGATCGACGGTTTCTTGGACGACGGTTGCGCGACGACGTTGAGTTTCTGTCGCTTGGCCGCGTCGATGACGTACTGGGAGGCGCTGATGTTCTTGCGATTCAGTGGTCCGGTGATCTTACGCAGCTTCTCAATCGCAAGAGGTTGCAGTTTGTATGTGACTGCACCGTTGCCTGCCGGTCCTCCGGTAGCACTGAACCCGCTGACCGTGTACGAGATGTTGTCATACTTGGCCCCTTTGCCGATAGGTCCACGATCGCCAGAGAACGACGTGAGGTAGGCGTAGTTCGGGTCAAGCATCTCGAAGGTCATGTCGGAGTTACTGTCGATGCCAAACGAGTAGCTGGCAGACAGCAACATCTGAGCGGTAGTTGCACCCAGCGGCTTACCGCCCTCGATCACCAACTCGTTGAAGAACGGGCTAAAGCCGACCATGTTACGGCTCCCTACGCTTACTACGTCGTCGTTGACAAACGCGACACTGCCGCCATCCCTCTTTGGTGTAATAGGTGTTTGCTTTGGTGTACACATGCCCATGCTTGCAGGATCGTTTCGTTGAACTCTTTGATCGCTGGACATTCGTGGCCTGTGATACAGCTTCAAGATGGTAGGGGTTTACGCAAGCTCGGCTTACACAATTTCGAGCCGACACGTGATCTACCACCATGTCGTCTGGCACATCACCAAATGTGAGTCGATAGGCAATTCGTGCACCGCGTCCGCTCTTGCCTGTCGTCTGGTCATATGCGTAGGCATAGCCATCTTTGTCGAGTGCACCAGGGTAGAGCCAGCATTCGTCTTTTGGCAATCCGGCTTGTATGACTGCTTGCAACTTGGTTGGCTTAATTTGCTTACCGCGAGTCTTAGACATAAGTACCATAGTAGAATAGCTCACGGGATTCTCAGAATCTGCCCGATGTTGAGTGAACCGATGACCTTGTTGTAGTCACCGATGAGCCGCCAGAACTGCTCGCCGTACTGGCCGTAGTACTTCTGCGCGATCGACAACAGGGTCTCCCCCGACTGAACGATGTGTGGCGGCGTCGTGGTGGTGCTTCCTCCGGCCCCTGTGTTGCCCCCTGTGCCGCTATTGGCAGGCCCGCTAGTACTTGTGCCCGTATTGGTGTTCGACCCCGTAGAAATGGCTCTGGTGGTCTTGGCGAGTTCGACGAGGGACTGAGAGATGGACGCAGTCACCGCATCATCTCGGAAGTTGAAGTCGTTTGAGAACTTGGCAACTGTCACTCGCGCATCAGGTACCTCGGTGAAGTCCAGCGAGACCGTGGCACGGCTGATCTGGTTCTGGATCGGCTCGCGTTCCACAGACTCGTACGAGAACCCTACGTTTTTCCACAAACCGGTTTCCCGCTGACCGTAGAGAATCTGAATCCATCCACCGGCCTTGATGATGGCTTCCAGGCGCTTCAGCTCAGGCTCGATCGATACGTTGATGTCCTTGCCAAGGGTGAGGCCGAAGGACATTTTGTGAAGTTGCGGATTCTTCACCATGAGTTCGGGATACCGACCGGCGCGCTCGACTTCGACTACCTCTTCTCCGAGGTTCGAGTGCTGGACCGAACGTGGTGCCCACGGGACCGAGAACATATCGCCGTTCGATCCCATGAGAATCATCTTGGGACGCCCCGACTTGGAGTCGTACTTGGGGACGATGATCTGTACAGACGGCATACTCAGTCACGCTCCTTGTTGCTGCGCTCGATGTCTCGGACTGCGGCCACGACGGCGGTACGAATCTCGTTGCTGCCGCTGCCGTGGATATTGATCGTGTAGTTGTTGCCGCCTCCCTGCTGACCCTTCATGTAGTCGTTCGAGGACAAGCGGCTGTGACCGGCTGCGCTGGTCTGAGTGCCCATCGTCGGCTGCGGTGCGTTCGCCTTGGCGAGCTTGTTCATCACGCCCTTCGGAACCGAAGAGTCAGCAACGCCGTTGAGCACGTGGTTCGGGACGATGTAGCCGGGGCGGTTGAAGGTACGAAGCTCCATACCGCGCTCACCAATCATCTCCACCTTGCCGGTGTGCGTAACGAACGCCTCGGGGCCAAGCTCGCCGACATACGAAGTTGTACCTGCGGTGATCGGACCACCAGCAAAGTTGAATGGGTTGATCGTGTCCAGCACTCCGACGATGCCATCCTTCATCGAGTTGATCTTGCTGGTGATGCTGTCGATCCATCCCTTGATGGTGTCGATGACCCCACCGACCACGTTCTTGACCGCGTTAAACGCACCCTCGAAACCACTACGAACAGAACCAGCAACACGGGTAACGACGCCAGAGATCGTATCGATGATCCCTCGGATTGTTCCAACTACGGAACTCACAATCCCTGAAACAAAGTTCCATGCAGACGAGAACCCACTGCGGATCGCGCCGCCAACTGTCATAACCACTCCAATGATGGTGCGGATGACTGCGGCGATGGCGTTGAAGACTACCGAGGCAACCATCTTGATGATGTTCCACGCGGTAGTGAAGATCATCGAGACAAAGTTCATCACACCCTGGACGATCGGGGCGAGGAACCGGATGACTGCGAGGATCGCGTTCCACACCGCCATAAAGACAGTCTTGATGGTGTTCCAGAGGAACGTCCAGCCTATCTTGATCGCTGCCCAGATAGGTCGAACAACTGCCATCACGATGCTCCAAATGAATCGCCAGACGGCAACGAGTCCCTTCCACGCTTGGATGATTGCGTAAATGACAACCAGTACGATGAGCTTGATGACCGCGAATGCCACCGTGATGATCGCCTTGATGACCGTGAACACGAGGCGCACGACAGACACGAACAGCTTGAACGCTCCGATGAAGACTGGGGCGAAGAAGAGTACGACGGCCTTGATCACATTGAACGCGGTGGTGACAATCGTTTTGATGAGATTGAAAACGAACTTCACAACCGCAACGATGGCGAGGAAGATCGCCTTGTAGATGTTGAACATGATCGTCACGTACAGCTTTAGTGCGTTGAAGACTCCCATCGCGATCGCCTTGATGGTGTCCCAGTTCGAGCGGAACCAGTTCACGATCGCCATGACCACGGTGCTCACGACGGCATACACCTTGTCCCATGCCATCTTCATCCACTCCCACACCTTCATGATGATGGGAAAGAGTGTGTTGTTCCAGACATCGACAAACCATTGTCCGATTGCCTTGACGACGTTGCGGAAGCCCTCGCATTTCTTCCACAGGATCACGAAGACCGCGACGAGTGCGATCACAGCGAGGATGATCCAGCCAATAGGGTTCGTGAACAGGAACGAAAGCAGAGACATGCTAAATGCACGCACTGCCGTTGCCGCTGCCATGAATCCGGTCTTGATCGCGGTGAGTGCGGTAGCCATCTTCGCCGCTGCAAACGCCTTCATGCGAGTCATGGCGCTAGACAGAGCCAGCTTGAAGTAGTTGGTCCATGCCGTAGCGAACTGAGTCTGAAGGATGTACTGCCCGAGTGCCGACGCTGCTGCGGTCTTCACGGCAAGGCCGAACATGACGAGATAACCGATCGTCTGTTGGATCGGTCCGGGGAGCGCAGTGAACGCGTCGGCTAGGATCGCGGTCGGCTCTGCGACGGCAGACATCAGGATCGCCATCGGACCCATCGTGTCCATGCCCTCGACAATGCGGAGAACCGCATCCGCAATCTTCATAAGACTCGGCAGGAAGTTGCCACCCGCCTGTTGCGCGATGTCGGCCATGATCGGAACCATCTCCGCCAACTTGTCGATCAGGTTGACGAGATTCTGGTTGTTGCCTGCGTTAGTTGCCAACTTTCCAAACTCGGTAGCAACGACACCGATCAGGCGACCAACCGCTTCGAGTACAGGCTTAGCTTGCGCAAACACCTGGCCGATCTTGTTCTGGCCTTCGACAGAGCTAGTCCACTGCTCAAACTTACGAGCCATGTCCTCGATACCCTTGCCCATGAACCCGGCGAGACCCAGCGACTGTTTGCCGATATTGAAAATGCCCTTGCCGAGGTCAACAAGCACACCGACGATTCGACGGAACAAGTCATAGCCTCGTTGCGCGAATGCGGTGATCTTGCCCTGGTTGGCCTGAATGGAGTTGGCGAGGCCGTTCATGCCAGCACGGAGCTGTTCAGACATCTGTTTGGCTACCGGCATGGTGGCAGAGAGCATGCCGATCGCTGCTCGACCCGCATCACCCATTCCGATTGCGAAGTCCTTCGAGATGGTGGACGTACCGGCGAGGATCGTCTTGACCTGTCGGAGTCCCTGTGCCGAATTGGTGAAGTCCAGAAGAGCCTTGACGCCTGTGTTGATACCTTCGGCGGTACCCATGAACGAGGCTTTGACTGCGGGCATGATGTTTTTGCCCAATGTGTCAAACCTGGCGCTGAGTCCTTCAAATACCTTTCCCTGGATTTCCTTCTTCATCTCAGAGAACTGCTGACCCATCTCACCGAGAGACTTAGCAGTGGCGATAGCTGCTGGGCTCATATCCTTTGTGGCTTCGGCAAACTTATCAAACTCGCCACTAGAGAGCGCCTTGACTGCATCGCCCATGCCCGCCGTCGCCATCTTCATCACTCCCATTGCTTGACCAACACCAAGCATGAGGGCGGGCAACGGCAGTGCTGCGCCGGAGAGCTGCGAAAGACCGGCACCAGCCGCAACACCTGCTGCACCGAGGGCCATGACGCCGGGGGCTGCCGTGACGACTGCATCGAGCATCGTCCCGACCTTTGCGAACTGCCCAAAAAGTCCCAAGAGCTTGCCGAACGACTTCGTGGATTTGGCCGCGATCTTGTTCGAGGCGGAACGCTCACGGGTGTTGCGTCGCAACGACGAGCTGTTGTTGTTGACTTCCGTCGTTTCCGTACGGATGAATCGACCGCGCTCATCACGGGCGCGGTTCTCCGATGCGATCTGTCGTGCAGTGCGCTCGGACTGTTGCTGATTGCGACGTTCAGCATCCGTCAAGTTGTCCGTGGAACTCGCGGTCTCATCCATGCTGCTACGCAAATTGGTAAGACTCTCGTCTACACGGTTGGCCTGATCGGACAACTCGTCACGGAGGATCGCCCTAACGATGATTGTTTCGTCATCTGATCCTGGCATTGTGTTTCCTCTCGTGTCGAGCTGTCCGAGTCAGCCCCAATTACTTCCGTCTACCTCGTTTGGACTCTGCCTTCATCTTGTCCGCTTCTTTCTTCTTCTCTTCGCGGATGTACTCAAAGGCAGCGAGCCTGACTTGCCATTCGAGCGATGTGGAGTTGAGCACCGTGATCGGGTCCAAGCGAAACTCCGACGCGATCTGTGCACCAAGCCGCAACGTCGACTGGCCCTTCAGGAACGTCACTCCAAAGGGTCGCCGTAACCGCCTTCTTCGTCCTCATCCCCGTAACCGGCCTGTGTCATCAGGTCACGGGAGCATTCGAGCATGTGCCCGTCGTTGCCGAACAACTTGCGGACGAGCTGCGATGCCGACGACACGGGGTCATCGCCCACGAGCATCTTTCGGAACTCGGGGTTGCGGAAGTCCAGAGCACCACCGTTGGAGTCGCGGACTTCGGTGTACTCACCACTGGGATGCCGAACCTCCACACCCGCCGTGCAGTTCGCGATGACGACGGCTGCGAGCTTGACCGAATCGACCTGCGAATCGTTGCCGCGTGCCTTGCCGATGATCGAGCTGCGCTGCCAACGCTGGAACTGTTCACCGTCGATGTTGGGATCGAGGATCAGGCGAAGGGTCTTGCGTGCCGGAACCGAGTAGCTGTACGTGTCCAGCCGGACATTCTCTTTCAGAGCTTCCTGAAGGATGTCGAGGCCGGAACCGAGTACGACGTTGCTGGTCGGTTCGGTGAACGTGTCGTCCACTCCGCCGCCGGTGTTGATCTGTGGGGTGTAGTTGGCGTCAGCCATTTTGGTTGTCTCCTAAAACATTTGCAGATGTAGTGCAGATGTAAGAGTGACGGAGGACGCCCATCTGCGAAACGCCCTCCGTCACAATCATGGGGATCGCCTAGACGAACGATCCGATCGCGAACTCCAACTCGTATTCGGCTGCGTCACCGGACGACGCGTCGGTCTCCGGTTCGGTCAGGCCGACGAGAAGAGCATCGGGGTAGACCTGCGGCTCCGCGATAGCCACGAGGTCGCGGTCAGTGGCGGTGATCGACACGGTGGTCGACCAACGACCCACCTGCTTACGGAGGCGCTTCAGAACCGCCCCGTCGCGCTGGTAGTCGTACGAGCGGGAGACGGTGATGTTGTCCGCCTCTGCCGGTCCTGCGAGCACGTCGGGAGTGTCGCTGCCGCCGTCGTAGACCTTGTTCGTGTCCGACGAGATGTCGCCGCCCGACTTGGCTGCGAAGTACCCATCGATTCCGGCAACCTTGATGAGGAATTGCCGCTGTGCGCTCTTTGCCATTTTGGTATCTCCTTACTTGAGTTTGGAAGTTCCTGCAACCGATCAGAGACCGGAGAGCAAGGAGACCTTCACGATGTCGAGCGACACGAGTGCGCCGGTCGGGGACAGTCGGACCGAGAGACGGGCACGGACCTCGTTGTTCGCGAGGGACTGTGCGCTGTTCACGGTGTTGCCGGTCTCGATCATGTAGCCGGGGTCGATCTGCTGACCGTTGGCGTCGATCTGCTCGTACAGACCACCGGCCTGACGCATCGGCTCCACGATGCCCACCAGTTCGGCGTTGATCGCGGACAGGAGCTGGTTCTTCGAGTCGATGGGAGCGAAGACGTAATCTTCGAGCCGCTTCTCCGACTCCACGACCAGACGGTTCAGAACGTCACGGGCCGACAGGAAGCCGTAGTTCTGCTCGTCCGACGACAGCGACCGCCAACCGTACAGGCGGAGGCTCTGCGACACACGGCGGATCACCGACACACGGGCGGCGTCCAGGGACTCCGTTTCCTGCTTGGTGTATTCCGTTGCAACGCCGAGGACGTTACGTGCGATGGCAATGCCACCTGCCGGTGCTCGCCATGCGCCCACGGTGTCGTGTGCACGAGCGCGACACGCTGCGACGAATCCCTCGGGCGGCGAGTTGCGGATGCCGCCTGCACCGTCGTTGACCTGAATCCACGGAGCGAACAGGCCCGCAGAGTCGTCGTCCACGGCGGTGACCGTCTGAGCAAGCTCGGTCTTCGTTGCGCCGTCGTTGTGCGACAGGAGGGCGATACGGCGGTTCTTCTTGGCGTGCGCCACGAGACCGTCGTGAACGGACGGACCGACGCCGGGGATCGCAACCGCACCGTCACCGAGACCTTCAGTGAAGTTCTCCAACGAAGCGATGTAGTTCTCCGACTGGACGACGCTGCGCTTGTCGTCTCCCGCCGTCACTGTGTAAACACCGACCGCCGGAAGGGCGAGAACGCCGACCGACGTGCTGCCCATGTTGGTGACATCGACGAACACGGAAGTCGAGAAACGCTGTGCGATCTGTGCGGGAGTGCGGAGGTTGTTCTGAACCTCGACCGGCTCGCCGCGAAGGAGAACCGTGACCTTCACCGAATCGGCAATCGATCCGTCCTCCACTGCGATCTTCAGGTCGCCCGACCATGCACCCGCCGACGCTGCATCGAACGTCAGAGTATTGGCTGGGGTCGGGGTGGCGCGGTCCACGAGCACGATGGTGCCCTTGGTGGCGTCAGGGCCGACGACTCGGGTCACGTACGCCTGCTCGCCGCCCTCATCGAAGAACGTCTTCACAGTGTCGTAGAGATACCCGTAGGCGGGGCGCTTGCCGAAGACCGACTCGTAGTCGGCCAGACCACGGATCAGGATCGCGGCGTCACTCGGACCCCGCTCTGCCAGACCGCTGAAGAACGCCTGGCCGGACGCCGAGCGCAGTGGGGTCGACGGCCCGTTCTTGACGGAGGTAGTTACGTTCACACCGGGCATTTGCTATGCCTCCTTCTTCTTGGTGGTGGTGTTGCGGCTGCGACCAGTATTGCGTACCGGCGACGGGGTGTCGTCCTCGTCGGTCGATTCCGCAACGTTCGGAGCCTGTCGATCCTCGATCGCACGCTTCATGGCTGCGGCTGCACCGGGAGCGATGTTGCTCGGCATGGTTGCCGGAACTTCCACCTCCACCAGCTTTCGAGTGTTGAGCAAGTTGTCGATACGGCGGTAGGTGTCGTCGTCGAGATAGGCCCACTCACCGGGAGCGACCATCAAGCCGTCGTCACTGTAGACAACCGAATCCGTCTGGCTCGGATTGAATACGAGCTTCATTTGTTGTCCCTCCTTCACGGGAGCAAGTTGACGTTATTGAACGGGGGCCGATCGTGATTGAGTAACACCTCCGTATCCACACCGATCTTCGATCCGACTACTCGACCAACGGCATCGAATGTGACCCACTCGTCGGCCTGCACATCGAATGATAGTTGGCCTGCGATCAACCAACGCTTCGAGTTGTTCGGGGCCGCTGTCGGTGCGAGGTACGTTTCCTGAATGGTTTCCGCAGGAACGTAAAGCGTTTCGGTAGCCAGAGAAGGTCGCGCAAGGATGGCGGTCTTCAGGACGGCGAGCTGATCGTCACGCTGCCGGATCACCTGTGTGCGTGCTGCATCGAGTGGATTCCCCGACTCGTCGTCCGGGCTGAAGAGCCAGATTGTCACACGCATGCTGTACGTGGGCCGGTACTCGTTGCTGCCGTACACGTTGCGGTCCGAGGTCTTGTACTGACCGGACGTAACGGGATCGACACCGAGCATCGGCTTATCGTTGTTGGTGATCTGAATGTTGTCGAACGGACTGAAGATCGCGATAGGCGGGAGTTCGGAACCCTGCATCTTCCATCCGTTGAGACAGCGGTTGCGGGTCTCGGTGTACGAGTCCTTCAGGTACTTGGCAATTCCGTATCGAACTGCACTCGCACCCCGCAACGTCCGGTTGGGGTCTGCCAGGTTCATGTCCGGCGGAGGCGTCGGTGTGGTCATGTCGTTGCTCCATCGATCAGGTAGCGAGCGAGAATGCGTCGAACATCTTTACGCATCTTCGGAGTCACCTTCATAATCTTGCGTGCGGGAATGTGCGGCTTGCCGTTCAAGCTCGTACCCATGTGCTGATATGTCGCGATGATGTCTCCACTACCGAACGATGCCGTCGAACCTCTGGCGTTCTTAACGATTGCCGGATAGAGAAACCCTCGCTTCATGCCGCCGGTACGAACCAATGGCTGAGCGGGGAAACCGGCCATGCGCTTCTGCATGATCGTGCTGGACGCCAGAGGCTTCCAGGGCGTCCCGAAGTTCGCACCACGGGTGATGAACTGCTTGTCCACCTCGCGGGCCAGATAACGGCCCACGGCCCTCCATGCGGCGTCTGGATAGGCGGCTCGGGTCTTGATCGTCCTGAGCCTGTCTCGTGCCCGCCCCGTGCCACCAGAGACAACGATGTCGACGCTCACAGCACCGTCCGCCTACGGAGACGGTCGAACTGCCGCAACTCATCTGCGGTCCAGCCTTTAGGCGTCGGCGTCGGATCAGACTCGGGGCGCGATTCGGTGTTCGACAACGACATCGAGTCCCCGTGGTTGTGCATGTACTCCCGTGCCGCCACACGCATGATCGCGAGCTTCAGGCCGGGGTTTTGATCGCCGTTGATGCCGCCGAGGTAGTCGACGTACACCGCACCGCCGACAACGCCTCCGAGCTTCAGGTAGTTCGAGTTGCGCCGGAAGATGCTGCCCATAGGATTTGCCGAATTACCGATAGGATGAACGAGGTCTGGCCCCCCGTCCATGCCCACCGGATAGATGCCGTAGACCTCCACGATGGGAGTCACGCCAAGGTAGACGTTTCCTGCGTGATCGGCATCGGCCTCTTCCATGACGCGCTGACGCTGGACCGGTCGGTTGAGGTGTCGTTCGAGTTCCGACTGGACACCACCGATGATCGTTTCAAGACTCTGCTCCTGAATGTCGGTGATGTTCAGGCCAGATAGGTAGTTCTTCAACTCGGGAACTGTGACGACACCCATCGGTCACTCTCCGAGCAGAACGTCGAGGGCACCCTGCGTTGCAGTGCGGTAGTCCTCGGCGGTGACGAACTTGGCCTTGGGCACGATGGTTCCGGCACGAGCCACGAGAACGAACGTCGGGCGCTTCGAGCGGAATGGGATCACCATGCGGTAGATGTCCTCGCTCACCTCGACGACGGAACCGCGAAGGGTGTTGCCCTTGAACGTCAGCGGTTCGTCGGGGAACAGAACGTGGCCCTCGGGCAGGTTGATGCCGTTGGTCTCTACGTACTCGTTCCAGAACGTGCGGAACTCCGAGTTGTAGATGGCGTCTTCGTGATCCTCGTCGTCGACCTCATCCGACACATCGTCTGCGTCGTCTTCACCACTCTCGTCGTCATCGGTCGGGGGACCGGCGTCGGGAACAGTGCTGTCGGCGTCCAAAACACCGCCCAGCTCGTCCGCTGCGTCGATGTCGGCGGGTTCCTGGGTGTTGGTGGCGGGTTCGACCTCATCGACCTCCACAGGCGCGTCTACGCGCTGTGCCGGGGGAGTGGTCTTCTTCGCCGGACGGGGGCGGGTACGTCGCTGTGTAGCCATTTCGATCTCACTTTCCAGTGTGTTTGCAGATGTCCGTATTCAGTTGTGAGTTCTGTACGCGCACCATCATGTCATCGAACCGGCACGGCAACCGCCCGGTAGAACGAACTCACTGGCGCTCTGGTCACGCTTTGCAAACGACTTCGATGAGCCATCCGACGATACGTCAGCACGCACAAGACGGAGTGTGGCAATCGGTTGCCGCTTTGCTTTATTAGGAAAAACACGACCGCCCGTAGACGGTCGCTCCTTCGTAGCGTTCTGGTGGGACATCGGCGTCAGCCATCCGTCTCTACCGGAACAACAACGAAGTCTTCATTCTGGTCGATCCCCGAGTCTTCGAGCTGCACATCGTTGCGCTCATCGGGATCGAGTGGGGAATTGCCAAACGCATAAAGCGGGTCATAGTCGTTGACGAAGACCGTACGGTTCGGCTCAGCAGGCGTGATCGCGTCTTCCACGGGATCGTAGTTCGCTTGCGAGCCGATAGGGGTGTCGTAGTCGTTCGAGGCACTGGTGCTGCCGGGGACGTAGCCGTGAATCGTCGGTTCATACTCGCCGCCAGGGGGCGCGGTGAAACCAGCCATCAGTCGTCCTCCTGTCGCTGCATCTCCATGCCGATCGCATGTGTGAGTGCGGTGCACGTGTTGTTCGGCGAACCGCAGATAGGGCACTCGTCGGGAACGAGCGTCGTTGGGGAAGTTCGGTAACCGTGTTCGACCCACTCTTCCCCGATCAAACGAAAGGGGCCAGACATCGAGTCAAAAGTACCCATGATGCCCAGCCCCTTTCGTTAGATCAGTAAATCGTCACACGCCCTCGTGATTAGACGAAGGTGCCCTTGACGAACGACTCCGGGCGCTTGACCGCGAGGGCCAGACGCTCTTCCGCCAGGATCGCGATGGCGTTGCGCACGAAGAAATCGGCGTGCTGCTCCGCGATGCGGATCGAAGCGACCTGACGATCGTAGAGCTGTGCGCCGATGCCGAAGGCACCGGTCAGCCACGAACCCTCTGCGATAGCCGGGGTCTCGACGACGGGCTGACGCCACACCGAGGTGGTGGCACCGACCGCGACGTTGGTCACGAGCATGTACTGGCCGTCACCGTTGGCCTTCTGAAGCTCGATGTCCTCCCAGTCGTGCGGATGGAGGACGAAGCCGGTACCGGGGTAGTTCGCGATCACCGAGAGGGTGGCCGAACGACGCAGGGCGTCGGACTTCTGGTCGGCAGCGACCTGAGTGTAGGTCTGGATGCCGGGGGTGTTCAGAATGCCGAGCAGGTTCTCGGTCTGGCCGTCGCCGTTGAGGATCTGATCATCCTCTGCCAGGGCCAGGCCGTACAGCAGCTCGTTGTTGATCGTCGACTGAAGCTGCGGCTCGTCGCTGATGACGTTCCGGTGTGCAGCCTCCCAGTGGGCGATGGTGCGGACCGGTGCCTGTGCCGACTCGAAGCGAAGGTTCGACTTCGGCTTCAGACCGAACGTGTCGGTCGCGGTACCGGCAGGAGCGGCGATGCCATCGGCGGCGGCGCGATCACGGACGGTGCGAGCGTTGCCGTTGCCGCCGTTTTCCGCGAATCCCAGAACGCGGAAGTAGTCGATCAGGTTCGCCGAGGTGGCCGCAACCGGGAACAGGTTGCGGACTCGGGCGGTGCGCTGACCACGGGGGACAGCCGGATCGAACTGGACGGAGCCGAAGCCACGGGGATTCACCGAGCCGGTCAGCAGACCGCTGTAGATGTCCTTCTGCTCCATGCCCATCGAAGCCATGTCCTTGGCTTCCATCTCCCATGCCTGACGCATGGTCGAGCTGCCCGACTTCTTGAACTCCTGGAAGTCGTCGGACTTGATGAACATCTCGCCGAGGGTGCCGCTGGACTTCATCTGGTTCGCGGCGTCGGCACCGAATGCCTGAGCGGCGGCGGCGACAGCAGCCGACTGGTACTCACCGGCATGCGAAGGATCGATGACGGACTTGACGTGCTCGGGCAGACGCTCCATCGCGATCAGCGACTCGATCTGCTTGACCTCGCCCATTGCGCTCTGAAGCGCGGCGTAGTCGTCCGACTTGATCTCGACGTTGTTGCCGTCGATCTTGACGCCGTTTGCGAGGCCGTCCTTGATGAACTCCTGCTTGGCTTCGAGCGCGGTGCTCAGTTCCTTGATCCGATCGGCGGAAAGGGTGCTGGTCATAACGGGTACTCACTTTCTGAGTGTTGACGTGCGTTTTGTGAAAACAGGCTAGGTCTTCGTGGTCAGCACCACGTCCGACGAGCGGCCTTGGTGAATACCATAGCCGACCGAGGGGCGGTGCCTCTCGTTCATCGTCTCACTAGACCTCAATTCCGAACTCTGCGAACAGGGACTTGCGATCCAGGGAAAGCACGCCCCCGGCCTTCGACTCGTCCCAGTCTGCGGGGATCAGGTCTTCCAGACCAAGAGCCTTGGCACGCTTCTTGATGTGCTTCTTCGCGGCCTCTTTGTCCTTGGCCCGACCGCATGCCTTGATCGCATTCTTCAGGTCTGCCTCGTTCTCGATGGGGAACGAACCATCGGGCATTGCAGCTCCCTTTGCCGCATCCTTGTCCCGCTCGTTCTTCGAGAACTTCTTCTTGGTCTGGAACTGCTTCTCTTCCGCAGGTTCCTCATCGGACGGTTCGACGTTGGTGAACGCCGCCGAGATGTAGGACGTCACACGCTTCAGTGCAGCCGTGTCGGCGTCATCCGAGTCCCGTGCCACTTCCACGGCGTCCAGGACCGCGTTGGCCGACTCTTCCATGCCTTCGGCGTCCCCGTCTGCATAGGCGGTATCGAACGCCGCAGCGTCGTCGTGAGCGTCCAATCCGGCTGCCTCCACAAGACCGGCCAGTGATTCTTCCTTCGACTCTTCCGGCTCGTCGCCTTCTGCCGCTTCCTTGACCTCCGAAACCAGGTGATCGTAGAGCGAGGACAGAGACTTCACCGCACGGTCGAGCATGTCGAGTCCAGTGGCGTCGATCTGCATGGACTTCTTGCCCTTGCGCTTCTTTTTCGCGGTGTCGACCTCTTCGTCGTCCTCGACTACTTCCTCTTCGTCCTCGACCTCGGGGTCGTCGGTTTCGTCGGGGGTCTCGTCGTCGGCATTCTCAGGATCGTCTTCCTCATCCTTACCCTTCTTCTTCGCGGCCTTGACCTCATCTGCAACGATCTCGTCCAGGAACGACTTCAGTTCCAGCCCCTCGGGGGTGTTCAGGCCGACGATGACCTTGTGTGCCTCCTGTGCCGACTTCACCGAAACCGTTCGAGCGTTTGGCATTGCACCAAACAGAACCGGGCTGTACTCGAACAGGTCGAGCGAGTTGATGAGCCGGGTGCCGGTCTTCTTGTCGATGGTGGCCCCACCGGTCGGCACGCTGTAACCGATCGACCACTCCTGGTCGGTGCCGAAGAACTTCACGTCTTCGTATGCGTCACGGCCACGGCTGGTGCCGAGGTTGAAGGCCATCTTCACCAAGAGACCGCCTGCGTTCTCCGGCCACGGTTCACCGTTGGGGAGCGTCTTGGGGAGCTTAGGATCGCCGGGTGCGAGTTCCTTGATTTCGGTCGTCTTCGCAACCGACTCCTGAATGTTGTGGTGCCACACACCCTTGGGAGTGCGCTTGGACAGCGACTTCTGGAACGCACCGGGGAGAATGATGTCGTTCACGTTGTCCTTCAGGCCGGTGACCGAAACGATGGCCTCGACCACTCCGGTTCCGCCGTCCCCCACATCACTGATCGGGACTGCCTTGTAATTGAGGTTCTGCATTGCCGGACACCTTTCCGTTTCCGTATTTCGAGGGCGAGACGCGTGTTCGTCTCATTACTGTATCGGGAGCTTGATGATCAGTAGCTTCGCCAGCGGATTCTTCCCGCTCCGTTGCCACCGTTGCGGCCTGCTCTCACAGCACCGAACCAGCCGGGGTAAGACCCACCGCCACCTCCACCGCCAGGGGTGTTTCCGTTCGTGTCAGCGCCGACATCAGAACTGCCAGGGAAGGTCGCTCCGTTGGGTGCGGTGTATGACGCGGCACCGTGGCCTACGGGGTCTCGGTTTGCTGTTGTACCAACGCCAGGTGAACCACCGCTCGATGTCAGGTTAAGGCCGGGGCCGGTGACCGACGACGAGCCTCCCGCTGAACCTGAACGCTTGGTGCCGCCAGTTGCTCCCGTGCCACCACTTCCGATTGTGAAGTTGAGAACGTCACCGGGATTTACTGCGATCGTTTGGAACTGCCACGTCGCTGCGTTACCCCCCTCGCCGTTCGCGGTTGACGTACCGTTGTCCCCCGTAGCACCACCACCCCCGGCACCGAGGACGCCAACGTCCGCGTAGACGGCGAAAGAGGGCGCTGTGTACGTCCCTGACGCGCTAACGTCCACGTAGGTAGGGTCACGCCGCCATATCTCGGTGACACCCCTGTAAACGGCCTTGGCGAGTTGCGTACCGATGTAGACCCGGCCCGGTGTGGTGCCGCGATACACACCACTCACGGACCCACCACCGTGATCGTGGTGTTCGGAGTACCGGCTGCCGGGACAGTAGCGCTAGTCGCCAAGGTGAGACCCGACCCTTGAACGGCATTGCTTCCCGCATTGGCAATAGCGTTTTGCACCTCGGTAGCCAACTTCGCATTAGTCACCGATTGATCCACGATCTTCACCGTGCTCACACTGCCGTCCTTCGGCGTACGCATGTCGCTGAGGCGGGCATCGTTACCGGCTGCTGCCGTCGTCGACGTGGTGCCGATAGTCAGGTTCGAGGTGCCGTTGCCGGTACCCGCACCGATGGCCGTACGAGCCGCTGCCTGTGATGCTGCGGTTAGCACTGATCGACCGACTGCCGTGGAGTCGCTGATCTTCGTGGACGCGATGGTCAGAGTCGTCAGATCGATACCGCCGGACATGAACGGCAGATCGTTCCATGCTCGAACGCCGTCGCCCACCTTCATCTGGCTCGTGGTCTTGTCGAACGCCAATTCACCATCTGGCAAAACGGGGTTGAGGGCGGACCACTGATCGGCAGTGTCACGACGTACGCGGAACAACATGTACTCGGCCATCACATCTCCCTGATGATCTTCCGCCCCTGCTCATTGAGTAGGTCGGCCATGACTTCGGTGTACTTCTTACGCGTACCGGGGAACACCTCACGATGGTAGTTCGTGTGCCGGTTGCCCAGCGGAGGATAGTGACTCAGCCACTCGAACGAGTACGCCATATCCCAGTCTCGTGCAGGGCGTGGCTGTTTGCCGAATCCGAGAAGCATGGCGACGTTGCGCCACCCGTTATCCCCAGGGAGTTCACTGATCGGGTCGCCGGGTTCCGTCAGGGACCACACGGGGTAGTCACCTCTGCCGACGAACCGTTCACCCGCAATTCCCCACCCACTCGGTTTGCGGCTGCCGTAGTACTGCGTGCGATGACGACGTGGGTCTGCCAAGAGGCCGATCCCTTTGCACTGCGACAGTGGCAGAGTGCCGACCAGATCGCCAAGGCACAGCGCGCCCAGTGAATAGCCAACTCCCATCCACGGTCGTTTTGCGGATAGCTCGCGATCCATGAAGGCGCGGAAAGTGGCGGCGGATTCCTGCCACGACTCCAAGCCACCGGCACCGCTGATCGCTGCGGGATACACGATCTCGCGAATAGTGAACACGTCGCGATCCAAGAGGCGGGTCACGTTGGAAAGCATGTTGGCACCGTACGGCTCCCCAGTTCCTCGTGCTGCGTAAAGCTGAATGCTCTTAGCCATCAGTCGTCACCTTCCAAGTACCCGAGTGCGTTCCATGCCTTCTCACCACGTTTGCCCGGCCATTTGCCAAAATGCCAATGGTAGAGACGCGCTGCCAGGCCATTGATCATCCGACCCGGCACTCCCTCACTGCGTAGCGCCGAGACGAGAGAACGATACGGGGTCGGCGTGGTGGCCCACCGTGCAAGGCCCTCTCCAAGCCAGTAACGGCGCAACTGTGCCGGGAAGACTCCAGGGGCCGATTTGGACTCCATCTTCAGTTCCAGGGCCAATGAGCGTGCCTTGGCGCTGCGGCTGCGGTTGTTGCGTGCGGCGAGTTTGGATGCAGGTTTGCGCGGCGCTGCCTTCTTCCGCTTGGCGACTCCGGTAGACCCATCCGACACAGCAACGTCAACCTCGGGACCGAGCATGTCGTCGGCAACGGTGATCCCTGCGGCCTCGCGCATAGCGACGATTCGCTCGTACTCTTCGGGGTTGTCTTCCCAGTATCCCGGCCCTGCCTGTGGCCCGAGTGGCTGATCGATTGCGAATCCAGTGATCATGTCGACAAACTGCGTCGTGAGTCCTTCGAGTGGCGACTCTCCTGGTGGGTACATCATGAGATTTCCAATCCTCCTGTCGCGGTGAACGTCTTGAACTGTGCACGTGCGCCGGTCTCTTCGTCCAGGTACATATTCAGGGCGTCTTCCATCAACGCTCCAAGTTCCCGTACGAACTGTGTGGGGTTCGAGTCCAGTTGGTATGCCGCCCATGTTTCCGCGAACATCTCGGCGAAATTAGTAGAACCGTAAACCGATACATGGTACGCAAGTGCCTCTGTGTCGATGGCACCAAGCGGCATGAGATCCTTGTTGGCTGCGCTTTGGAAAGTCAACGGGTTGTCGAGTTCCTTGGCGCTCACGGTTTCCTTAAGAATCCCGAACTCGTAAAGCAGATCGAGCAACTGACCACGGAAGAACGTACTGACTGTCGCCTCGTCGTTATCCAGATCGACCCCTCTTACGTAGTTCGCAAAATCACCATCTCTGACCATGTTGCCTTGCAAGATGTTTCCGACCGTGTGCCCGAGTTCATGCGTCAACGTGCCGATCAACTGCGCATCGTACTTATCGACACCCATCGTCCCTGACAGGTCTTCGTAATCGATCGAGTGCCAGCGGTATAGCTTCCCGTCACGCTTCGATGCTTGCCGAGAGCGACTGACACGCATATTGTTTGTCGGATTGTCGTAATCCTCTCCGAACCAGTCGGGGTTAAGACCAACGATGGTGACCTGGGCTCTGCGCCATTTCCCGTTTACGTCATTGCCATCGCCAACTCCTAGACCATTCCACGCAATAGCGCGACGGTGCTTGCCAGAGATGATCGAAGCGTGCAATTTGGCAAAGCCGGGGAACTGCTCTTCGTGCGAACGCATCACGGCGTTGGCAGTCTCCTTCGCCCACAGCCCGACATCTTCGTTGGCGTGGTACTGACGATAAGCGCCTCCCGGCGTGGTATCCCACTTGAACCCCAGGTCTGCCGCTTCTTTCTCGATCAGGGAACGACGCGCCTCATCGGTTGGCCGAGTGTCGTCGCCCTCTTCCGACCAGTCGACACCACGCACACCACCCCAGTACTCAGGTAGTGCGTCATATTCACGCGGTGATCGGTTGGCAGGCCAGAACCCGTCCTCGTCGTAGTCGTCACCTTCACCGTTGTTGCGCTTCTCGATGCGATGCAGGGCTACGGCCAAGACCTCCCATGCCAAGTCCCGATCGCGTCCGCCGAGACTCAGCTCGACTGTCTGCGGGTCTTGGCTACCCGTTTGGATATTGATGATTCCGATTGTCTCGCCAGGTCGATCTACGATGCTGATCGTCGCGCCTGCCCTTGGCATGTAGAGATCAACAACACCACGGGAATCCTTTACGCCGTTCTTGAAGTCGTCGAGGTTCTTCTTCGGAACACCAAGATCGTCAAGTACCCACTTCTCGAAACTCTTAATCTCGCTAGCAGTTGGCTTCTCGACCTTGCCGTTCTTACCGCTGATGCGTCGCTTGCCGCCTCGCATATCGTTGATTTTCGGCTTCGTGCTCTTGCCCTTTCCACGGCCCTTCGGAGGCCGGGGTGCGCTGCCGATGATCGAGCCGATGGGCATGCCGTACTTCTCAACACCCTCTGCGGTACGGACACGGCGAAGCCCACGCTTCTCTTCCAGGTCCAGCTCCACACCGAGTGCGCGGCTACGCGTCTTGGTGAACAGTTGGCGATCTCGGTAGTCGGGAGACTTGGCAACCAACTCGATGCTCTCTTCCTCGATATGGCGAACTTCGCCGTTGTCTCCGACAATCACATGCCGGGTGTACTTGCCGAACAGAGAATCGACCTCTTCGACATACAGGGTGCCGACGATGGTCTTCTCAGCGTCTTCGACATCAGGCGGATAGACACCGGCCTCGACATCGTTGTGCCTGCCGTCGTAGTTCCAGAGATGCGCCGTGACGCGATCGCCGGTTGACGGCTGGCCCTGATCCTCAGTTCCTTCGGTATCGGAAACGTCCCAAAATCGTTCGGAACGGTCGAGCGCGTCCCCCTTGACCGCACGGACGCGACCGGGATGGCCGGGAGGAACAGGCATAGCTACTTCGGGGAACTCACCACGTGGACGAATCGCCTTCGCCTTCTCGCTTGCTCGTGTTCGCTTCACCATGTCTGCGAACTTGTCGTTGTACCAAGAGGGCTTGGACTGTTTGCCGAACGCCGGAATGTCCCACAACTTCTTGCTCCCGCGCTTGTTGTTGCACGCCGCACACAGAGGCATGAGGTTCTGTGGGTTGTACGAACCACCGTCACCAGTGGTGATGATCTTGTCCTGCTCGAACTTCGGGAACTTCGAGAACGAGGCGTTGTCATGCCACGACATCTTCGCGCCGCAACCGAGACACGGGACATACCCCTTGTCCTTGCCCGTCTTGACGTTGAATCCTCCGAACGCCACATAGACCGCCCACGATCGACGGCTGCGGTCATGCGAGTTGCCACGGATGTCACCGGCACCTGTACCCGGCCCACCGAACTCCTTGATGATCCACTTGTTGCGTGCGATCGTCGGCTTCTCGGGCTTCGGCGCTTTGGTACGCGCACGTTCGATGGCGGTCTCACGTGCTTTTGTAAGTTCCGCCTTGGATACATACGCCTCGGTGTACTCACGGTTGCTGGCACCACGTCGACGGAAGTCACGGGAGCCTGGTTCGACACGATCACCCCACGCGTCCTGAATGGCACGGGCGCGCTCGGATGCGGGGCGCTGTGTGCGCCCTGTGGCGACCGTTGTGGGTTTGGCCGCTGTTCGCTTACCTGTGCCACCAGTTCGACCGCCAGAACGCGAGCTAGGGGTCTTTTTCGGCTTGCCCTGCGTCCGTAGGAACTTGCGAACCCCTGCGGCACCGCCCTCGCGATGGGCGGCACGCATCCCAGCCACGATCGGAGTGCCCACGGGCGCACCCCAGTAGTCAGCGTCCCGAACCTTCTTCACCCCCGCCTTGTCCTCGAACACGGTGGGGTCGTCTTCAGGTTTGGTGCTTCGAGTAACGGTGATGCCCTGGTCACCAGTCCACGCGAAACGCTCTGCGGTGCTAGTCACCAGTCTTCTCCTTCTTCCTCGGACAGCATCTGTTCATACTTCGACTGTGCCAGGAGGCGCAGGTTGTCGGTGTAATCGGTAGAGCCTTCGGTACCCGGCGGCACTACCTCGATCACGAGATTGTTGCCCTCGCGGCTGACGACGCGGAACTCGGTGCCGCGTGCAAGCACCACTTCACCTTCTCCGATGTCGAACTCGCCCTTTCGATCCTGGAACGCGGTAACGAACGCGCCTTCGGCCTCCGGCGGGACCAGGATGGACAACTGCACGTCGCTCTCGCCGTAGTACAGCTCTTCTTCGACTTCCGAAAGATAACCCTCGAAAATCGTGGTGGACACGTAACCATTGTCGCGGAACTGGTCGCCCGGCTCCAAGCTCTGAAAGACAGGCGCGGACGTGGTGCGGTGAACCAGCAGAGGTCGACCGACAGGACGCATAGCCTTGTCCATGTACTTGATCTCTTTTTCCAATTCCAGAACTTCGTCAGAGGAAAGATCAGCAACGGCCACGTCATCACCGCGCAAGAGGCCATTCATGTAGCTGTAGTTATCGCCCGTGTAGCTGACGACCGCCGCTCCGACCTTCTTCTCGGTCGGCGTGCGCTTGTCCGGCTCTTTGTTGTCGCTCGATGTCCATTTGGGAAGACGGTAACGCTTGCTCTCTTCCGCCCAGTCATCGTGCATCTCCGCGCTCGTCAACCCCTCATAGCGATCGATGTTGCGGGGAGGGATACGGGTACGTGCCTCGTACGTCTTCCGAATCTGGTTCGTTCGGTATTCGTCCAAACCCTCCGGCTGGACGAACGGCGGGTGTACGCGAGACTTGGGCTGATGCCGTGTACGGCTGTGCGCCACCAGAGAGTCGTCGGTGCTCGATGCACGACGTGCCGCTGAACTCTTCGGGGTCTTCGGCTTCTTCGGCGTGGTGGTCGGCAGAGCGGCAACCGGCTTCAGCTTCTGTGGCTTCATGCCAGGCGTGATCGGAGTACCGACCGGCATACCCCAATACTCAGCGTCCCGAACGTGTTTGACCTTGGTCTCGGGATCGATGAACCACGTCTTCTCTTCGAGGTCGAGAGACATCAGGCGCGACTTTACTGATACAGGAAACATCATAGGTAGTGCTTCCGTTCCTCTGTCGGGTCTGCTAGCAGGCCACGGGCGCGGCGAATGATCTCCTTACGGCGCTTACTGGTCCCGCGATTGGGCACAGAGCCTGCACCCCGGTACACGTCCTTCTCGTCTTCAGGAGCGGGCGGAACAACAGGGGCCGGGGTGATCGCCACTTCGCTCTCTTCGTCCGGCGCATCTTCTGCCGGAATGTACGGGGTGCCGAGAGGGATTGCATCGCGCTTCGATCCCTCCCAAACCTCGATACTCACGATGCGTGCATCCATCGGTGCCCAACGGTCGAGCGGCATGGGGTCGTCCGCGTCGATCCATCCAAGAGTGCAGTGTGGGGTGAACCCGTGTGCCAGCGATGGGGTGAGCATCACCTTGGCGAGTCGAGCCATGAGAGTTTCACGAATGCGCGAAACCTGATACGAGTCGATGTTCACGACAATCGCATCTTTGGCGTCTTCGCTATCTTCCTCGCCCGAACTGAACCGCGTGATCCCGTTTGCCTTTGCCACGAACGGCTTGTACTCAGCAGCGACTAGTGCACATGCGTCACGGATCGCTGCCTTGTCTTCATCGTCGAGCTGATCGGCTTCACCGAAGAACGCCAGAGTGACGTGCATCTGGTCCCACGGGTCACCGCCATCGATCGAGAGTTGCATGGCGGTGGGCCGATCGAACGTCAGCATCACACAGGTGCTCGTCCACCCCGACGTGTCCGACGCAGAGAACGCCTTCATGAATTGGCAAGCATCCTGGTACACCGCGCCTTCGAGATTCTGTACCGCGTAGACCGCAGCCTTCAGCTCGGTGCACTGATTAGCGCTAGCCAGCTCCGCGACCGACTTACATGCGGTCCCGTCGTAGTTGTCCTCGGTGAGCACGGTTCGACGGGGTTGAAATGCCGTCTGTACGGCAGCGAGAGCGCCGAACAGGGCATCGTGCTGTTCCGGTGTCAGGTTGATCATCGAATCGCCTCCAACGCCTGCTCTGCCTTCGGGCTGAGAGAGTACGTGGCATAGCAACGGCAGTTTGCTACTTCATGAACCGGACCGCTCATGTCGCACGGGTACTGCAACTGCGAACCGCCGACATTGAACGGGAGGTGGGCAGGCTTGCGCTGACCGTCTGCCTTGACGTGGGAGGGCCGCACACGATCGTCGTGTTCCGACACCCACTCCTTGACGAACGTTCCTCGCGGTGCCTGTTCGTAGACCAGGGCACGTGCCGACTCCACCGCCGCCGTCGTGACATTGATGGCGAGTTGCTTGCGCCACGGTGCACGACCGCCGGTCATCTGCCGAACCTTGGCCTCGATCTGCTTGATGGATGCACCCGCCTCGTCCATGTCTGCGATGGACTTCTTCAGGCGTGCCGACTGGTTCTTCGCCGCTCCACGGACGATGTTCATGACTTCGCCGTACGCAGGATCGAGTGCAGCTTCAACTGCCGACTTGCTACCGATCAGCGACACCAGGGGATCGCGCCCCGACAGCTCCATGTCGGTGACATCTTCCAGGCCGAGACCCTTCAGTTCCCCGGCCACCCGACGCGCTTCACGGAGCATTGCCTTCCGCACGAAATCACCAAGGCCGTCAACGAGGTCTTGGGTCCACTTTGCTTCGTTGATTGCGTAAGACGGGTTGAGTGCCTTCACCTCGCGGTCGTCGTATGCACCCGACTTCACATCGTCGATTCGATCGATGTTCGACGGATCAGGACCGGAGCCGGGAGGGGTGCTCGATGCTGCGGCTTCCTTGCCCTTGCTCAGGTGATCGCCGCATACAGGGACGTACGCCCTACCCTCACTGTGAATGATGCGCTTAGTCGCCGGTTCCTTGCAGTACTTGCACTTCTCGCTCTTCGGGAACTTGTCACCGCCCTTCTCTTCCCAGTGCCGCGTGCCCTTGCGGAACTTCACGTGATTGAGACGGTCGGCAACAACATCTTCCTGGCGAGAGTCCCACTGCACGAGCTGACCTTCAAGAAAGCCCTCCATCTTGTAGCGGGTGATCAAGTAGGGGTGTTCCATCTCGATCGCTTCGCCAGTTTTCTGAACGGTCTCAATGTCCTTGCGTTCCAGGTCATCCCCGAACGACTTGCTGAGCTGCATGGCACGTTGCCGAATTGCGGTGGCTGCCTGTGTGTTACCACGCTGACGATCACCCTCCTGGATGCCCTTGCGGACACCCTTCAGTGCGCCAGACTCTGCCGCTGCCGCCCCCTGCAATCCTTCGCCGGGAGAGGTACCTACTTGCTGGTACTTCATGATCCCGGCCTGATCCTCGGGGGTCTTCGCGATTGCTAGTCCTGCGCTGGTGAACAGCACTCGTGAACCAACAACATCGAAGATGGTTCGACCCGAGAGTTCGCGGTACTCGTCGATGGTGATGAGACCGGCGGCGAACTCCGAACGGTATTCCTCGCGCTTACGTGCAGCGACGCGCTGAAGAACGTCAACTCCACTGAAATCGTAGGTGACAACGACATCATCATTACGATCTCCCGTAATTGCGTCGAGGCCCATTGCAATAGGCTCGCAGTGGGTCTGGATCGTGTCGATGTAGAAGTTCTCTCGCTCTGCGTCGGCATTGTCGAACGTCCTCCCGCTTGCGTTACCCATCACGCTTTCGGGAACTCCGAACGCGAGCTGAATATCTTCCTTCGACCCCTTGATGAGTTCGGACCACTGAAGGTCGCGGGGGCTGACTGCCAAGTCGGCAACGTCGATGCCGTCCGCCTCAATCACCGATGTACGACCGGCTTGCGAGTAACCGCCACTGAACCGCGACTTGATCTCGTCTGCGTCTTCCCGGTTCAACTGACCCTGGATCGTCACGAGCATGCCGGGGCGACCGTCGTTCGCGAGGAAGTTGCGGTTGAACGTACGCGCCAGCAGATCGGTCTCTACCGAGAGTCCCGCTGCCATGAGCGGGGTCAGTTGCGAGTAGGGATCGGTGGGGTGCGGCTTCGCCTTGATCCAGCACACACGCTCGGGCGGCAATTCATCGATCACCGAATCGCCACGCATGATCTGGTAGCCGCTCACAAACCGCTTGGGGTCGGGAATCGGCATCACACTGCCGGGGAGAAGCAAGTGCAGCTCTGCCACCTTGCCGTCTTTACCCGGCACCATTTCGATGAACGCACCGCGCCGGGACAGCAAGAGTGTGGCGCTGATGCGGTAACGCAACTGCGTACTGGTCTCGTACGGGTTGCTTCGGAAGTTCAGCAACTTCCAAATGTCGATGTCCTCCACGACATCTGCATCACCACGGGCAGCGCCGGGGTTCATGCGGGTGAGTTGCATGGGGATACGTGCCTGAGTCTGTGCGATAGCGTCCACGCACCGAAAGACCATCCCCACACGTTCGAGGCCGCGATTAACGGCCTGGTCCATGTCCCATTGACCGGTGGTGCCCGACAGCGGCATACCCGACGTAGCAAGAGCTGGACCGCCAGCGCGTGCCGTTGCTTCGTTCGGGGAGTTGCCTTTGCGCTCGAACAGACCGTTCAGAAAACGTCCTGCCACGGAATACTCCTTCGATTGTTGTCCCGCGAACGGTCAGCACCGCCGCGATTACCTCCTGATGGTACTTCGGCGTCGACCCTGGTTATGTCAATCGAGGGCCATGCCGCGCACCATGATCAGGTGAGCCGTGGAGAGAACGCGGATCGCTTCATCACGGTTCCGACCTTCCGGCATCTCGATCAACAACCGATTGCCCAACGCCCGAAACTCTTCTGTCAGTTGCTCCGTGGTGAGGATGCGTGCCTGTACAAGAGTCGGGATCGTGAACAGACTGTCGACTTCCATGATCGAGTCGCTGAGCTTCTGGTCGGCCACCCGTGGTTCGTCGGACACCACTACCTCCCCGAGGCCCATCACAACCCGCTCATCGCTCGGCTCAGGCGCTACAGGACACAGTTCGCATTCCAGGTCCAGGTCCAAGTTCTCGGTCGCGTAGACGCAGTTGTAGGCATGCTTCTCATGCCGGATCACGTCACCCACGATCGATCAACCTCGCAGACATCTGATCCACCAGGAACAGCGCGATCTCTTCCCGCGTGTCGGTGTCGTCCAGATACGCTCCCGACTTCTCCACCTTCACGGACAGGTCCGGCTCTACGGGGTAGTCATCGATCTGAACACCGTCGCGGAAGAACCACCCGAGGACGTAGTGGGTGTCTGATCCCGCGTGATACTGCGCCTTAACTTTGGCGAGTCGTGGAAGTTGACTGCTCATCGGTTGTCTCCCGATCCACCGATGACACCGCGATCCTTACGGCTGCGGAGCTTGTCGATGTTCATCTGTGCGACATGCGACAGCTCTGATTGCAGGAACGCGGCAAGCTGCGTGATGTACCAAAGCGCATCGCCACACTCCGACAGAATCTCTTCACGCTGCGATGCGGTGATCTCAACGTACGGCGCGGTTTCGCTGGTGTACCCGCCATCACGAATGAGCTTCTTGATCTTGCCTTGTACTTCCCCGACTTCACTAAGTCCGAGGCCAAGGTAGGACAGCGCCGCAACATGCACACCGATCAGACCATCCAGCTCCGGCCCGTATCCATCACCGACATGCGGGTAGATCGCCGTCTCGGTAGTCGCCCTCTGATAGTCGTCGAAGTTCATCACTGCGCTCATGGTCGGCTTCTCTTTCTTGGGTGTGGGAACATGGCTAACGTCATAGCCTGCAAGCATTGCCTCACGGTATTCAGCGGCGCACACCTTGCAGAGTGCTGGTCCACCGCACCGCATTCGTCCGCCGTCGATACGAGGGAAGACATGGCCGTGGCTGCTCTTGCGCTTGGGAATGTTCATCGTTGTTCCTCCGGTTCGCTGAACGGCGTCCATATGCGATTGACGAATGCCAAGTCTCGCAAGCCAAGAACTTCTTCGGGGAACTGGTGGGCGTCTCGCTGCCACCAGGTGTCCAGTGCTTCTAACGAGGTGGCGAGTCCACGCTCGATGTCGGCCACAGGCATGTTCGACGAAACCACCACTTCCGGTGTCTCGCCTTCTTCCTCACCACTGGGGATGAAGTAGATGTGAATGCCCAAAGCCTCGTTCGACGACGTGGGCGGTTCGTTCACTTGGAGGTCGAAGACGTATTCGCCGTCCTGCGGCTGGCTGGTCATCACAGCACCCCGAGAATCAGTCCCAGAACCAACGCTACGGCCCCGAAAGCGACGACACCTGCCCCGGCACCCGCCACCATCGAGACGCCCACAGGGACGCACACGACACCGGCCAGGATAAGAGCCAAGGTGATGGCAAGACGGACGGAGATGGATGACTCCCCGTTACTGTTCTGTCGATTCACTGTGTACTTCCTCTTCTCGTTTTGGATATTCAGTTTCTGGCCGGTTACTCCCGACAACGGTTGACTCATCCGTCTACTTCCCTGATCTCAATAAGCCGGTTGTTACCGACATGCTTGGTTGCGGAGCGGTACGTGTTCGATCCGGTGGTTACGGGATACGTCAGCCTCCATGTATTCGTTTGGGTGTCGTACATCGGTGCCTCCAAGACAGGCTGCTCGACGACGCGTGCCCCGTTGTCGTACACGAACACTTTTCTTGTACGGCATTGTCATTTCGGTTTCCTGCTCTCCTGCTCTTCCCTGCGCTGCCGCATGTTCTGCTCGATCAACATGCCAGCGACGAGTGGAGTGATCGTAGCGACAAACGCGTGAGCGATCCAGACCTCTATGCCTCCCGTGGGGTGGAAGTCCACCGTGTAGAGACGGATCAGATAGTTTGCGATCGTCACAAACAGAACAAGGAACAGGATGACCCGCCGCTTGTTCAGGGACCGGATGTCTCGGTCCATCTTGGCTCGCAATGCCTGCCGCGTGTTCACCGGAGTCTCCTGCCGTTGGTTCTTGTAGTAGAATCTGCGTTGCACATATGGTTCCTCCTATGACCAGATGCTGCTTTTCCTGTTTCGGTGCGGATTGCCCCGGCTCCCTCTCACCAGGGGCCGGGGCTTTCTACATTCACACGAGCAGTCGTCCACGTCTGGCGAACGACAGGAACGTGAAGGCACCGCTGAGGGCATCCACCATGTCGTCGTTCGCGCCACCAGGGAACGCGTCGAGTTCGTTCAAGAACTCGCGGGTGAACTGATTGGGCATGATCTTGATGTGCCCCTTCTCTGCTGCCACGGCAACCGGGTAGGCACGATCCGCCTTAGTGCCCGTCGCTCGCACGCCATCAAAGTTGTAGCCGTACAGGACTTTGCGAGCGTAGTGATCGATCAAGTTCTTACCCGCTGATCCCGGCTCTTGCTCCATGCGGATCGGGACATGTCGGCCATCTGCCTTTGCGAACTGTTCGATCAGCGCCTCCTGCTTGGCACCGGACACCTGCCCACGCCACACGTCTTGAATCTCCCACGTGCCATCGGGAAGTCGGGCAAGCAAGCACGAGGCTGTGTAGTCACCGCCGCCATCGGTCGCAGCCATATCCCAGAACCGCACGCGCTCTGCCTTGTCGTCGTTGGCTGAATGGCCGATCTTCCACCAACCACGCTGGAAGAAATCTCCACTCTCCGTCACGTCCCAGTCGCCGTTCTCCAATCGCTCACGGTCCACCACCGACAGATGCGACAGGGATTCGCGGTACGAGTCCCGGTCCAGTGACGGGTTGTCGTGGAGTCGGGCGGGAACGAACACTGCGTCTTCCACCCGCGTTTCCTCATCCACGAAACGCTGACGCACCCACTCGTTGCCAATGCCGCCGGGGTTAGTGGCACTACGCATGCGGAGGGGAATGTCGAACACGGTCATGCCGTCCGACGATTCGGGGTACTGCTCGATCACCTTGGGGTCAGGGAACACATGCTTGCACCGGTCTGCCTTACGGGAGGTGTGCGCCCACTTGGCTTTGCCTTCGTACACGTACTTGCGCACCGCGTTGGAGCAGTTCAGACACACCAGGTCTGGACGCCGCAGACGGGAGAACAGGTACAGGTACGGTGCTTCCTCGAAGTGCGTAAGTTCATCGAAGCCGATGAACTGATACTCAGCGGAGTTGCCGGACATGGACACACGCCCACGGTGACGAATCACTAGCGTGTTGAAACGCGGGGTCTCCACGCAATACACGGGCTGCTTGTAATGCGTGTTCCGCCAGAACGAGGTATCGGTGTCGTTCTGCTTCGCGGACAACAGGCCCGTATCCCGCCCACGCTTCGAGAGATGGACGATGTACGTGATCGAACCATCGACGTAGTTGCCACCGTTCCGAACATCGAGAGTTGGTCTCCAACCGGCATGGACTGCCAGGCGCATCACATCATCTGCGAGCTTGGGGCTGTACGTGTAATACCGCAGCCACTTGTCGCTCATCGCTGATCCATCACCCGCAACCATCGCCCTGAGCAGAGTCTCTGCATCGGACGGCTGAAGGTCGAACACCTCCTTCGGCAGACGCTTGTTATGTGCACCTGTCTTCGTGTGTTGAATAAGCCATTCCACGAGCGCCTTGTTGTTCAGCGTCACGAACTTGTGATCGACCCACCGCAAACCTTCGATGTCGCCGAGGTCAGCACGCAACTGATCCCAGCCCTCATCCTTCTGCTGCGTGATCTTCACTTCCCAACGACCGCCGTACTCACCGCAGTTACCTTCCGCGATGTACCAACCGAGGAACTTCAACCACTGTTCCGGCGTGAATACGTGACCGCCGCGCTCGCGGGTCTTGAACGACTTGCCGGATGCCGGTGCACCTGCCCACTCGAAGACTTGCGGGATGGTGGCCGTTGCGGGTAGCTGATCGGCCCTGTACGGCTTCAACTCCGGTTTCTTCTCCGTACCCGCCCACACGGTGTGATTCTTCGTCACAGCCATGCTCACGCCGTTCTGCTGGTAGATGTCCACGAGCTTGTCGTTGTGCGCGTACTGGAACGTCTTGCTGACACGCTCATACGACATCGCCCGCGTTTTGGGATTCACCGAAGCAACCATGTCCTCTGTCGTGACATCTGCGACGTTCACCCACCCACGCTGCGTGAGTAGTTCGGTGTCCTTGCGGAAGCACTGGAACTTGTACTTGTCTGCGTCGCGCTGCATGTATCCGAACGAGAGCTTGGCACCGGAAGGGAACACCCACAGACGACCGCCGTCTTTCTGTTGAGCGTCGGTGTTCGCCAACCACGTACGTGCACGGTCGAGGATCGCGCCTGGTGCGTTCAAGTCCGGCCACGTACGGCGCAGGATCAGCGCGGAGTAACCAGGCACATCGACGTACTGCAATGCGGCCATGAGCACAGCGTCTGACTTACCGCCACCCGCCGCCCCTCCATACATCGCTTCGCGGCAGTTCAGTGTGAGGAACACCTGCTGCTTGGGGTGCGGGATATGCGCCATGTACGGCTCGACGATGCGCGGCGTTACCTTCTTCAGCAACGCTTCACGTTGTGCGGGCGTCAGTCTCTTCAGTCGACTGGCAATCGCATCATTGACTTCGAGTGTCATCCGTTGTCACCCCACCTTTTGCCATTATCGGATTCGTTCTCCGCAGTACACAGCGGGCAGATGATCCGCTGGTCCTCTGTGATCTCCACAGTGTCGGTCGGCTCGAACGGCTCTCCACAGTCATCGCAAGTTCCGTAATGCCCTGCTTGCTGTTGTGTCGTGGTCATACCCACTCCAATGCGTCGTTGCGATCGAACAAGTGCAGCCATGCTTCAGAGCCGAGCAATAGGACGGCCAGCGCGATCCACCACCACGGAGTGCCGTCCTGTGCTGAGCCATAGCCCATCATCCAACCGCCGAAACCGATGAGTGACACGTTGGCTACGGCGTACCCGCTTAGCCGCCTCATTGCCCTTCTCCCGCCTCTTC